TGGCGCTGGCGGCACAACTGCTGCAACTGGAACCGCTGGAACTGCTGGGTCTTCTACAACTTCCATTTTTGGCGCTTCTGGTGGTGGTGGTGGTGGTTACGGTACTGCCGGTAATGGTGGTGCTGGCGGTGCTGGTGGTCTAGGCGGCGGCGGCGGTGGTGGTGGTGGAAATTGTACTGCAACCGGTGGAACTGGCGGCGCTGGTGGCGCTGGTATAGCTATTATTTATTGGTGGTAAATATGAGAGCCGCACAATTAGACGCAAACAACATCGTCATCAACTATGCAGAAGTCGGTGGATTCGGTGGGCAATTTATTGACCCTTTGAATTCCGTTCTAGGTGCTTTTTGGAATGGAAACAGCTTTGTAAATCCGACTCCACCAGTCCCGCCGCCGCCAGATAATTCACCGATCATTACAGATAGTTTCAACGCATCACTAAGACGTAAAGCCGTAAAACTAGAGGCGCAAGGTAATACATTTCAAGCAGTTCAACTTTTATTGCAAGCTCAAGGAGTTCAATCATGACAGCAGTTGTAGTGAATGGCGCAACACCTTTCGGCGGTATGTCCAATCAGATGATTGAGAACATTTGGGCAGTCGATGAAGCAATGACACGCTTGTCCGCTGCTGTCTCAGTCGCTGCTAGTGGTTACGGCGGCGTGGCTGGCACTGAGTACGAAACAGGCACTAATTTCGGCGTTGTTCCCAACGCTACGCCAGGGGCTAAGGGAGCCGACTTTGCGTTTGCTATGGCAACGCTTGCGAATCAATGGACTACGTTTAGAGCCGCTGCACTGGGCGCAATCGAACAGCTTGATAATGGTTAATCATCATGCAGGAACGCCGCGCCGTTACGTTTGACAATAAGATTCCTCTAACATGGTTATTAAGCTGTGCGGGAACCGTATTTGTCCTGTTGATTACGGTTCTATGGTTTGTTTCAGGTCAAAGTAACAAACTTGATCAACTAGTAAACCAAGCCGATAAACAGGAACGTAGAAACCTAGAACGAGATGCAAAATTAGAATCTGTTATCAGGGATGGTTACGATTCAAAACGCAATGCAGATATTTTGACTTTGCGAATTGATGCCCTGGAAAAGGCCAGGAAATGACTAGCAACAGGATAGCTTTCCTGGCGATGATAGCGCATAGCGAAATCGGGCCAGACTTACTTGCAGTGTCGGATGATGGCTATAACGTGATTGTAGGGTCAACAGTTTGGCATCCTGATTTGTTCACAAGTTACAAGGACCATCCTAGAAAACTTGTGCATTTAAGTCCGACTTTATCATCTACGGCGGCGGGAAGATACCAACTACTTGCCAGATACTTTGATGCCTATAAGGCTTCGCTTGGCCTGCCGGATTTTTCGCCTTCCAGCCAGGATGCAATAGCGATTCAGCAAATCCGGGAATGTCATGCCTTGGGTGATGTAGATGCAGGTAACTTTGGTTCAGCAGTACAAAAAATAGCCCATATTTGGGCCTCTATGCCAGGGGCAGGATATGGTCAGCATCAAAACGATTTGGCAGCGCTACAAGCGGTTTATGTGGGTGCTGGCGGGGTTTTAGCATAGGGGAACGAAATGCGTTTAATAGACGACTGGAAAGCCTGTTGGAAGTATGCGAGTGTCTGGTGCAATACCGTTGGCATTGCAATCAGTGGAGCTTATGGCAGTTTTTACGACCAGCTTAAAGACAATATTCCGCCTAAATACATGATGATTACAACGGGCGTAGTTTTCGTTTTGGGCATTGTTGGAAGGGTTATTTCTCAAACTCCACCGGATAAAACCGAATGATTCCGGCTCCCTATCTGCTAATAATCAAAATCGGGCTTATAGGCGTTTTATTTGCGGCGGTGTTTGGTTATGGTCATCATCTTGGTTCTAAGGGCGTACAGGCCCGCTGGGACAGCGAGAAGGCACAAACAACGATTGCCATAGCCAAGCTGAAAGACGAAAACGAGAAACATAATGCGGAAATTTTAGCGCAACACCAAGCCGATAACGTGAAAGTGAGTCAAGACCATGAACAAGCCTTACAGGCCGTCACTCAGAAATACAATACTGATCTTGCCGCTATTAAGTCTAGGGGCGGGTTGCGCATCCCCGTGTCAGCCTGTAGCAGTTCCACTACAACCGGAACCAAAGCCACAAGCGACAGCGGACGTAATGAAGACTCCACCGGAACAATCGCACTTCCTGAACAGATTACAAACGATCTTTTCAGTTTCGCAAACGAAGCCGACGAAGTAACGGAACAGCTTAGGGCTTGTCAGTCTTGGATAGTTCGGAGCGGATTTTACGAAAGTCAAATTCAAGACCATTAGGAGGTATAACCAATTCTCCAGCCTCAACTTGTCGAAAAAGTTCCTCCGCGATTTTTTCCATTTCTTCTTCCATCGCTATGAAAGCAGCAGCCCTTTCCGCTTCAGCATCGCGCATTTGAAACCATTTATTCCATCCGTAAATGCAAATCAGAAGACCAGCGCAACTTGCATAAACATGCAAACCAAATCCAGTCCTTAAAATATTAACAGCTAGGATTATTAATTCACAGGCTGTTACACATACCCACATCCAGAATAATTTTTTAATCACTTTCTGGCCCCTCCAAATACTGCCGCATTGAAATCCCTTCCACCTGTCCCGCAAAGAATTGTTCTAGCCGTTCCTTGATCTTTGCGTGACCCTCTTCCGCCATTTCCCTTGATGAATAGCGCCACTGTTCATTATTAGCGCCTTCCCCAAATAACATAGTTTCAAACAATACCGGTGGTCCTTCATCCATAAAGCTATGGTCAAGACCGAGGAAGACCGTAGAAATTTTTACGCCATTTATAACATCATGGCCGATCTGTCTATTATTGGTCTGCATCCACTTTCCCCACTCGTGTATATCGTTTGTACTAGTAACTTTGTCCCCGTCCAGCATGAAATACTTTAAGTCCATTCTTCTTCCCCCTTTTGGTTAAGCTGCTTTTTGCTCCGTCATCATTTTCATCATTACTTGAAACTGTTTGAATTGATTAAAAGTTTCCTCGTCCATGCCATACTCTTCTAACTGGTTTAGCTTTGGCTTTTCTAAACGTCTAATATCCTTGGCCTTCAAATTGGTATAACGCTTCAGTTCTTCCCACGATACATGACCGGTAAATAATGCCACTTCCGGAATTTGATAGCCCATTTCAAATAACCGGCTTGCACCTTCATGGCGTAGATCATGCAAATGTAAACCTTTTATTTTCAGTGCGCGGTGTGCCATATGAAAAGCCCTAGTTATAGCTTTTGAAGGAATCGGATAAATATACTTTCCTGTCCTTGGTTGACGTTTGATATTTTCCAAAGATTCATCAAGCAAAGGAACAATCTGATTGTTTCCTATTTTTTCAGTTGGGTGTTTCCTATCACGTACCAAGATCGTCTTATCTTTCTCGTTCAAGTCAGTCCATTGCAAAGAGCAAACCTCAGATATACGCATTGCAGATGAAATGCAAAACCTAATAATGTCGGATACTTTTATGTCATAACCACGTATGCCTTTTTCATCGAAGTAAGCGCAAATCTTATCAATTTCTTCAGGCTCAGGACGACGATCCCTTTTGTTTGCGGACCCTATCAATTTTTCATGTTTTAGCATAGCTCTTGCAAGCTTTAAAACGTCTGGAATTTTATATTTCCAAATCAAAGATGCGCGCTTAAATAAAGCGTTGATAACGCTAAATACTTTCATGCCTGTAGCTCTGGATTTTCCATGTCCTTTAATGAAATCAAAGACGTTTTGATCTGTCAATTTATCAAGCTGTATATTGCCACATTTTTGCTTAAACAATTTCAAATAAGCAATAACATTATTACTTGGAGAAAAATCGTTCATTTCATCAATATAGCGGTCCACAGCTTGAGCGACAGAAACACCAACAGTTCCAGTAACAGAAATATTTTCACCTTTAATTAAAGCCGCTTCTGTTTTAATAGCCCAGTCATTTGCCTCCTTGGCACTATCAAAACTTTTAGTCATTGGCTTATGACCGGCACGGCGAATTTGTACACGATGTTTATTACCAATTTTTTTAACGGAAGCCATTTTATAAACCTTTCAAAAGTGAAATTCCTGTAGCAATTCGTAGCAGTTGCTATTGAAAACAGGGTAATTTTAGGTAATTCTCAGTAATTGAGAATTCGCAATAAGCTATTGATTTAAAAGGGAAATTCCTTATTTTTCAATAGTCTATCACAACCTAGAAAGGAGTATAAATAATCTCCGGATGGATGTCAAGTAGTGCTTAGAATATGGGTTACTTTGAAATTGGTAGCAAAAAAAATGCAGTGATTGCTATTGCAGACCTTAAATAAAAAATGCCGCCTAAATTTATTGGCGGCATTTTCTTATGTAAAATTCAAGTAAATCAGTTAGTAGTTTCCTTTAAAAGCTGGTTTAAAGTCTCTGATAATTCCTTGACCCTGGACCGCATTAAAGCATCTTCGCTGATTGATTTTTTAAGTTTCGCTTGTAACTTACCTTTAGTTAAAAGTCCCGTCAGGGAGCCTAAATAAAAGAACAAGCGGGTTTCATCATCACTGTCCTGGATGTTCATTTTTTGTCCTTCGCAAGTACATAGTAACCGCCAGACGGGCTTTCATAAGGCTTGCCAAATCAGCTTTGAGAAGTGCCTTTAATTCGTCACCAGAAGGCTTATAAAGGGTCATAGAGGGGCCGAATCTGAGGATTTCTGCGCATCCTATACAGATTGAGAAATCGCCGATTTCCGGGGCTTCTGAACCGTCTAAATTGGATACCGCATCCAGCACATAATTACAGGTCGGGCAGTGCCTTTCAGGGGTTCTAACTGTAAACATTTTTTGGCCCTTTAATGAACGTTCATACCAGCCGGTAAATCGTCTTTTTCTGGATGATTTGTGAGCCTACCTGTAGCCTTGATATTCATTTCTAAAGGTACGAACTTAAGCTTACGATTTGTGTCAAATGGTAAATAACCCATCTGTACGGAATCCGGTGTATGAATAGTAATTACTACACATTCCTGTGCTTCTGGGTCATTCGTTAGACTTGATTTTCCCAGCGCTTCTATATCCGTTTCTGGTGTGCTGATAACGGTCTTATAGTAGGCTTCGGTCATCAACACAAGGCAATATGGAAGTTTGCCTATATGTCCCATAGATTCACGAATAAATTGCCCTAGATTAGCTTTTCCTTCGCTTGATCTAAAGAACAAACCTACCGCCAACTCAGGCAAGATTTCTACGTTAACTATCTTCCCTTTTTCAGTCTTGACTATCGCAATAGTAGGCGGAAAAATTCCATCAGTTAAATCCATTGTGCATAGCGGCAACGCAAAATGCTCATATACTTCTTTAAACGGAAAATTCATTTTCTTACCTCCTAAAAGTTAATTGTCTCAACCCCGTTATGACGCCTTCTACCTGTCTTCGGGTGCCTATGCCAGCCCTGAGGCTCTCCCGTTCCGTCCCATTCCTCTAAAGCCTCTTTGGCCTTTTCATACGTGGAATAACACCATCTATCTTCATAACCGAAGTCGTTCAGGCCGTAGATAATCGCGTGGGTAAAAGCTAACGGCATGATGGCCGCTTCATGTCCGTCCACGAAAAACTTAAGGTCTGTATAGCCATTGTTTACGCAGATAACTTTTGCGTGTGCGTTATACATTCTGTATCCAGGCTTTCGGTACAGTGGCATTTTCATAAGCTTCTATTGCAGAAGCCATTGCGATTAAAAAATCACATTCCGGGGTTCCTTCTGCCGGGTCCAATTGAATCAGCATAATTGCCAATTCCATACTTGTATCTAATGCTTTCCTAAAAGACCGGTATTCGTTATTGGTCTTTCTCTGAAGTTCAAGAAGCATTTTCCTAGCCTCCTTTACGGTCATTTTTGTCATTCCTTTCCCTTTCTTTTATTTTGTCCGACAGGCTGGTATAGATAGGGCCAACTACGTAATAACCGAATGTACCCGACATAAGCCAAACCGCCCACCATTGCGCATTCATGTACTGCCCTAGCATGGTTGGAAGCCAGCATAGGGCAGACATCAAAACAAATAGGCACACTCTTGCTGCACGCATAGCTAATGCTTATCCAGAATCTTTTGCGCATCCTTCCAGATTTGTATTTGGCGCTTGATGTTGGATAAACCGCCTTCCACATAGCGCAAAATATCCCGGTTCACATGGGACTTAATCAATTGCTTGCTGGATGCGTTGATATGCAGATTGGATGCCACAAATAATACACAGCTTGCCGCTGCCTCTTTGATTCCGTGACCATGTTCAATAAAGGTAAAGCGGAATTCCGGGAAGAATCTTTCTAATTCTTCTTTCTGTTTTCCGAATGGGCCTAGCACGGCGATTTTCGGTTTCTTAGGAGCCGTAGGAATTACAGCAGCAAGAGCCTGTTCTACGGCTTTTTCAGGCTCTATAGCCGTTTGAACTGGTGCGGTTGGATGATTGATAGTCTGATTCACTATAACCGGCGTAACGGCTGTTTTAATGCCTTGGATGACGGTTTCTACCATCGGCGCAAATGCCTTCGCCAATTCAGGCGCTAAAGCCTTCGCCAGTTCACCAACAAACAAATTAATCAAAGGTGTAGCAGCGACTGCTAGACGAGCGGTGAAATCGCTTTGCGGCGCTTGACGGCGCTTATCGGCGCTTATCGGCGCTTCATGAACTTCTTGCGGCCTAGCATTCAAAATCGGAATTGCGTGAAAACCTTCAGGGACTTCAATGTCATCGCCTTTAAGATCAAGCTGTATTTCTTCCGGCGATTCCTTGGTTTCTTCTGGTTCCAGTTCTTCGCGTTCCATTTTCGCTTTAAGCGCCTTGAAACCTTCAATCAGGGGTTCACGTAAGCCAGCCGTACCGCTCAGTTTCTTACGGCGTTCAAGTGGAAGGGCAACGCGTTGGGCTTCCCTGACGGCTGGAAGATCAATCAGCGTGAAATTGGATTCAAAGAAATTCGCATGTGGGTTTTGCTTGTGCATCGCTTCTGCGATCAACAGCCATTCATGGGCTTTCCAGAAGACTTTTGTTTTGCGTTCTTCTTTCGGTTTCATCGGTGTGCGGAAGGCTTGATGCATCGCTGTCGCAATCGCGCTTGAGTCATCGGATTTTTTTTCAGGAGGTTCGACGATAGGGCCGGTTTTAAAATCAATGACATTGCGTGGTGGGTTTTTTTGATCATCCGGGATTGAGTCCCAGGTTCTTAACGCTTGTTCTCTGAACAGTGGGATTTGATGAAATACGCGGCGACGTTCAAAGGGAAGTATTTCAACTGCTTGCCGGATATATGGGATACGGCAATTTTCTAACCTAGCGGAAAATGCTAGGGGAAACAAGCGGTGATATTCTAAGACGACAGTTTCCCATTCTTCGGGAATCCATTTAACGAATATTGAATTGTCTGCACGTTTCACCATAGTTACAGGTGTTCTACGTTCCGCCGCCATCACTCGTTGATAGGCGTTATACAAATCACGCCGTAGGTCTTCAAAAGAGTCGAAACTTTTTTGCCGCTCTTGAGGCATCACAGTTTCCATTGCGTCTTCAAAGTCTTCCAGCCGGAAGCCTTGATAATCAAGATGCTTAAATGAAGTGGCGGGATTTCTGCGGCGGAGTTCCCTTGCTATCGAATTCCAGTCTTCAGTGGTCCAGGTAATGCGCGGTATGTTAGGAACGTTTTTCACGGCTTGTCCTCGATTCAGCATAATTACTCCTTAGTGAATATTACTGACAGTTGGAATTTAACGTTATGTTTCAATTGCAGGTTTACACTATTTTATAAATAATCAACTGTCAATACGTAATATTGTGTTTACGCATTTAAATTTTTACTTGATGCTTTATGGCATTAAGTTGGTCTATGCCTTGTACATCGGGCGCGCCGCGTAAACTCCTTAAAGTGTTGCTTGTAGCCGCATAGCTCATGCCGATCCCTTGACCCGTTGCCGCAAAGTTTTGGGTGTGCGCGCCGCTTATGCCCAGTGTTGCTCCGGTCGCAAATGCATCTTGATTTGCGGCACTGAAAATGAAGGTCCAACCGTGCGCCTGTGCATGCTCTATCATTGTCTTGATCTGGTCCCGCGTAAATTCGCGACTAGCGTTTTCCTGTCCATCGGTACGGATGCACACAATTACCTTATCTGCCCATTTTTCCGATGCGATACGCTTGCCTTGTTCGTTCAAGGTGCGGCCTATTGCATCAAGGAGTGCGGTAGAACCCCTTGGCACATAAGTTTCTAAAGTCAACGGCGCGACATCCAGAATATTTTTACCGACGAACTTAACAAGATATTCGTGGTCAAACTGGATATGCGTTAAACGGGCTTCGCCTGGAACTTCCTTTTGATCTGCCAGTAAAGTATTAAAGCCGCCGATGACATCAATCCTTAAATTTCCCATTGAACCGGAACAGTCTGTTATATCGATAATTTCTACTTTCATGATTTCTCCTTAAACACGTCCATCAAGTAAATCTATTCCGAATTGCACGATTTCGGCGTTGAGTTCTGCCAGATAATCTATGCCTTGTTCTTCAGTTATCCCAGCCTGTTTAGTCTGGTCTACCATCATCGTAAATAATGACGCAGCACCTGAATAAAATGCCCGGCGCGTTTCGATAAGCTGAATCAGTGGCGCATCACTGGGTAAAACTTCTTCAAGGTACTTTTCCCAGTTTTTTTTAATATGGTTCATTTTATTTTTTCCTTGGCAGCTTCGCGCTGGGTGTCGATATAAGCAGCGATATCTTGGACACTGGCCCTTAATGGTCCTTCGAGTAGCGCAATAGGGAAAGTATTATGCGACCGCATGTTATAGCCGGTCTGTTTGGAAATGCCGATTGCCTTACAGATTTCCTCAAAGTTCAGAAACGGTTTTTCGTACAACGATAACAGCATAAATTCGGTGTTCATACTTATCCTATTTTTGTTTCGCCACGTTGATTAGCGGAAGCTGTCCGCCAAGCCTCTATAACTGCCTGAGCCGCAACCATCTGCCAGCGACACAGTTCATCTTTTTCTATTGCATCACGCATGACCAACAGATGTTTCTTATATTCTTCACTACTGTAGGCTTCACGCTCTTGTGCTGACACTGGCATGTCAAGATGGCGCTGCATCACATTTGCCTTAATGGATTTCCTGTATTCCTCAAGGTAAATGCGTTCCGCTTTAGCTTTAGCCGCGTTACCGGCCTGGAAACGCAAACGGTCTAAAGCCTTCTGCACATCGTCATCAGAAATGACCATTAATGTACTCCGTCATCTTCCGTTGCTTCAGGTAAGCCAGCGTAACCCGGTAGGCGCATGATCAAAGCTGATAGGCGCATGGGTTGCGGCACTGCATCACCTTCAGGGAAATGAGCACAACCAGCAATCGACATTTCTTTTTTATCGCCTTCAATATCTACATACTCCAGGCAAAAAACAGAAAGCATAGGCATGTCGTTTTCTTTACAGAGTTCATGAATTCTGCGCATCATCGGTTCGATTTGTTCCGCGTATATTTCTGACTTGGTTTGCATCAATTTGCTCCAATAGTTTTTTAACTTCCGCCAGAAACTGCACTACATGACTTTCCAGCGCCAATATATATTTGTCTTCCCGCATAATGCGTTGAACATAGAGCCTGAAATCTTCCGGCGCTCTTGGGTCATACGAAATGAAATCAAGCCAGTCCAAGCCATTGACCCAAATATTCCCCTGCACCTGCGGCATATGGTCCAACGGCATGCCGTAACGCCATGTCTGCATATGCACCCGCCTATCCTTCGGGCATTTAATCTCTATGCCGCCGCCTGGAATAATCAAGCCATCGGGAGAAGACCCGCAAAACTCTATCCGTGGGTGTGACACAAATTCCGATGCGATTACTATATTTCCTGTTTCGACTTCATAAGCTTGCCTAGCGAACGGCTCCAACTTCTTGCCCCATTCCGTAGGGCCTGATGTAAACGCTTCCGTAGGGCTTCTGTATAACCTTTCCGTTACCAACTGCCACATATAATCAGTTCGGGCTTTTAAAGGCTCTCCAGTCAATTTTGATACGGCGATGATGTCAGCGAAGCGTGAAGCCGTAGCAGAGCCGCTACGGGCTTCATGCCAGCCTAAGCTACCTTGTTCTATCATTCTTCACGGGCTAGAAATTCATCGGCACGTTTTGCGCGTTCCTTGGTTGATTCGGAAAGACCGCCATGCTTTTGCCGCTGTTTCTTAGTTAGACCTTCCCAGGCTTTGAGCAATGCCTCCATGCCGTTATCCGCAACCGCATCCAGGTCCGCTACCAACTTGTCATGTTCTCCTGTATCGGCATCAATAACTTGGGTTTGACTGGCGATCAATACCGGGTCTTCCCGTTTGGGTGTAATGTCTACTGGTTCGATATCGCGGATTTCCTCGGTAATTGCTAAGCCGCGCAACACGTCTGTGAACTTATCCCTTAAGGCCCAGGACCGAGCGCGCATAATCAGCATGCGGGCAGGGTAGAGAGTCCAGGGACCGACTTTACCCCACAGACCGGCGCGCTTCGCATCATCTACCGTAAACACTTGCACATGTTCAGGTTCACCACGGCGTTTAACCCGACATACTCCTTTAGTGGCGTCGCTTTCAGTTTCTTCCACGTATTCACATAATGGGGAAGCTTTAACTAAGGCTAGGGCGGTGTCACCCCATACGGAAGCACGACCGTTGATAACGGCAATACCTTGCAAAGCCTGCATAGGTTTAAGACCGATTTCCATACCCCATTGCATAGCGACAAGGATGTTGCCGGGCTTGCCGATATAGTCTTTCGGTATCATGTCCGACTTTGCCATTTCCTTGGCAAAATCCATTGCTTCCGCTAATGACGATGGAGTTAAAGCCCATGTACTAATTTCGCTCATTTTGCTGCCCTGATTTCTCTGACTTTACTTGGTTTGAGTTTCGATTCCGCCGCCAGTCTTTCGCGGTAACGCTTAAAAGTTTTGGCAACATCTGTTTTGTTCGCGCCGATGTATTTCCAATCTGGCGCTAGTGTGTGATGAATCGGATTTGGCTTGATCAGCTTCATATTTTCAGCCCTTGAGACATGGGTTAGTTTCCGCCTGAAAAAAGACGGAAATTTGAGAAAAAAACTTACTGGAATGCGCACACCGGGATAGCCAATTTAATCTAACGATTGGCAAGTTTCAAGTAAAACTTTAAAAATAATTGATGCCGTTTCAAGAACGAAATGAAGCGTTCAGGAAAGGAAAATAGTAAGGCTACGGAATGTGAGGTGATACAGGGTAATACTTATTGCGAAACGTAAATCAAATTTTATCCACTAGAATTTCACCATTTGAGTAACCGGATTCAAACGCGTCAGCTTGACAAGTTCCAGCTTCAAAGGGGCATTTCTCGCTGATACCTGAAAGCCGATAGATGAAGGCATACCGCATCCCAAGTTTAAATTCTTCGCTTCGTGGAGCATTGGCGATTTCATTGGTAATCATCAGGTCTGCAAGATATTCACTTTTCGCCCGATCTAGCTTTGATGTCTTATCAGATTTCGCTATAGGGATGAAAGAGAGTACCGGACCATATTCCAATTCTTGCGGCGCGATGTTGAAAAATTCTGCTATCGCCGTTTTCCGTCTTCCCTTTGGCTGGGTGATGTCCGATACCCATTGGTGCGCAGCCTGTGGTGTGACATCGCAATGTCTGGCTAGGTCGGAGATAGACCGATTGTGTTTCTCCAATAGCATTCTAATGTTCTGGCCTATCATGATAACCGCCTGTCATTGCACAATAAAAACGTTATAAAAATATTTTCAAGTTTGCCTTGAAATCCGTAAATTTAAAGTTTAGTATGTTTCAATGCAAAAGGCAATTCAGAAAGCAATAAAGCTTGCAGGTTCACAAAGCAAACTTGCAAGGGTATGCGGAATATCACCCCAGGCGTTAGGCAAACAAATTGCCAAGGGAATTATTTTGCCAGAGCACTGCATCACTATAGAACATCAATTTCCGGGGGAAATTTCCCGGTATGAATTACACCCGACCCATTTCGGCAAGTCTGTGCCGACATCGGACTGTGTAATCATCGTATTACAAAACTTTGAGTGTGAGAGTACAACCATTTAAGGGAGTCTCAAGCGTGGAAAATGTTTTTGAAATTGGAGAAATTGCGATTCTCCAAAATATCCCGTCCCCGTTCGCTTTTATGAATGGCGAAGAATGCGAGATAACCGGTCCGCTGGAAGTCCGCACTGTTCAGGACATTCGCGACAACATGGGCTTAGTGTCTGGTTATCGTATTTCATACCGTGGCAATGTTGGCGTTGTATGCCCAGAAAATCTTCGTAAGAAAAAACTACCGCCAGAAAACCGTGATACCGAATTCGGCGTCAAGGTGGAATGGTCTGATTGCGCATGGAACCCGCTTGAATTGGAGATTGAAGCATGAAAGTCTCCATGTCACCCACGGCTCAAAGCCGTTATCGTTGCGAGACTGTAAAACCGCTGAATTTCTCGCAGCGCCTTTGTTTATGTTGCCGAACCCGGCGCTCTACCGGCCAATTTACCCTTGATCAATCAACCTGTGATCGTTGCGTAAAAAGGATGCCAAGAACGGCGTAAGCCGTACCTAATGATCTATAGAAACGATTTATTGCTTGCCGCTGTTCGGCAGTTGCCTTGCGCACACTGTCAAACCACAGGCAGGACTCAGGCCGCCCATAGTAACCAATTGCGATTTGGCAAGGGTCGAGGAATCAAAGGCAGTGATGCCGCGATTATGGCTTTGTGCGCTTCAGATTTTGGAAAGGCGGGATGTCATGCCGAACTTGATCAGGGGTCCACCATGACCAAACAGGAGCGCTACGCGTTTGAGTATGAGCATATTGCACTGACCTTGATTGCACTGATTGAGCAAGGTTATTTGATTGTGAATAAGGACAGGTTGAAATAATGCCGCGTGCGTTAAATCCAAATAATTATCATGGCTGGAAAAAATTGGTTTCTGAACGAGACGGACACAAATGTATTTTGTGTGGCAGTACGGATGCGTTAGAAGTGCATCACATAAAGTCATATCAAGAATTTCCTGAATTGAGATATGTGTTAAGTAACGGTCAATTGCTTTGTCATGATTGCCATGTAAAGACGCACCGATATAACGGCAATCAATTTTGGCGTTTGCGGGAAAATAAGGATTCTTATGGCCCGAGCTAGAAATATAAAAGCCGCTTTTTTTCAAAACGAAATTTTAGGAAGCTTAGACCCGCTGGCAAGACTGTTATTTATCGGTATGTGGACTATTGCAGATTTTAAAGGATGTTTGGAATTCAGGCCAAAACGTATCAAAGCGCAATTGCTGCCGTACGACGAATGCGACGTTTTAAAACTCGCGATTAATCTGGATAAATCTGGATTTATCTCGATTTATTCGGTTCAAGGAAAACGATACATAAAAATCGTTAATTTTACGCGGCATCAAAACCCGCATAAAAATGAACGGGAAGCCGGAAGCGACATACCGGACTTTGAGGAAAAGCATAAGGAAATCAATACGTTAGAGAAAATCGCGATTAATTCGGAAAAAATCGGAAGTGCTCCGGCTGATTCCTTATTCCTGATTCCTGATTTATTGATTCCTGATACCGGATACCTGATTACTGAAAAAGCGCCAAACAAAAAAAATATCGACGGTGAATTTGAAAAACTTTGGCAGATGTATCCAAAACGTCCAGGAGCAAATAAGTCTCAAGCATTGAAAGCTTGGAATGCAAGATTAAAAGAAGGCGCAAGCGTTGAAGAAATGCAGCACGGCGTTTATCGATATCGGGCGTATTGCAAAACAATGAATGTGGATTCGCAATACATCAAACATGCGGCAACATTTTTAGGGCCTGACAAGCATTACCTAAGCGATTGGAAAGCAACGAACCATAGCCAGGATTTTGCCAACAGATTGACCGGCAAAAAAGGGGATAACGATGAATTTACCATCGATGCCTGAATGGTTGGAAAAAGCAGGACCGGAAAGAGTAGTGGAATGGCTGTTTGATCAGATGTTATCGAAATGGGGAAAGCAATTTGTTGATAAGTGGTCAGTGGTTGACCCTGACAAGCTTAAGCGTGATTGGTGCAAGGCGCTGTTTGTCCTTACCGAATTGGAATTTAGACGTGGTATTGCAAAGCTGAATGAGTTTAATTATCCGCCCAGTCAGCCAGAATTTATTAGAGCATGCCGACCTGAGATAAATCCTTTAAATGCCTATTACGAAGCTTTAGAGGGCTGTAGAAGGCGCGAATTAGGTGAAGTCGGTATGTGGAGTCATCCGGCGATTTTTTGGGCTTCTGTGCGCGTTTCTGCGTTTGAGTTAAAAAATCAAACCTATTCGCAAATCCGGCAACGGTGGGAAGCGGCGTTATCGGCAGAACTTGCGAAAGATCAATGGGAAGCAATCCCGGCTCCCATGATTGCATTGCCAGCACCGGGAAAAGAAAAGCCATCAAGAGAAGCCGTAACAAAACTGATGGAAACATTGAAGGGCGTAGGTAAATCCGTGGATGAGCGGATAGATCATAAACGATGGGCAAGGAGAATTCTGGAACGGGAAAAGGCAGGAGACAAGACCCTGACAAAGATTCAAATTGATTTTGCAAAACAGGCACTTAACAGCGAGGAAAAGAAATGATAGACCTATTGAACTTGACCGGCTACGACCCGGATATTTTGTTGGACAACTTAACGGAAAAACTGAAAGTGAAATCAGATGCCGCGTTAGCCCGTGCATTAGGCGTTGGCGCTCCGATGATTTGCCGGGTACGTAATCGGCAGGTTCCGTTTCCGGCCAGTCTGATCATCGTTATTCATGACGTTACCGGCTATCCGGTGGACCAGATACGCCAATTGGCCGGGATTCCCAAGAATCCGAAGCCGGAAATCAAAAAGACCAAGAAAGAGGTAAGGGAGGCTGTATGTTCGGCTTCGTAAGTCCCTGGACAAAACTACGCTTGAAACGGGAAGCGAAAAAGGCTGAGGCGCTGCGGTTGGAAGAACTGGAACGCCAGGAACGGGTAGCCAGGGCGAACAAGCTACGCGCCGATTTAGAAAACAAAGAACGGCAATATTATTCTGACCGTCTTGAAAAGATTTCCTTTTTGTCGGCAGTGCGAGAACAACAGGCAGCGTTGCAAAGAGAAGGCATGCCATCGCGTCACCTGTACCAAGACCCGCCGCGCATATGGGACAACGACAGCGACAGCATTTCAATGTTGGCGGCGCAACAGGTCATTGAATCGGCATCGAATTCTAGCGCGTCATGCAGTTCCTTCAGCTTCAGCGATTCAAGTTCAAGCAGTTCTAGTAGTTCGGATTGTGGCTCCAGCGATAGCGGTTCAAGTTCTGGCGGTGGGGATTGAGAAAAATCAATCCTTTAGAACATGACATCCAGACCGCGTTTTTTGACTGGGTGCGATTGGCAAAAAATATTCATCCTGTATTGAAATTGGTCTTTGCTGTGCCGAACGCTGCCAAGCGTGGCTTTAAAACCGCCGCCAGGATGAAAGCGGAAGGATTGGTAAGCGGAGTGCCAGACGTATTGTTTCCGGCTCCCAGGCACGGTTTTAGCGGCTTGGCGATGGAGTTTAAGCGCCCAGGCGAGAAGCCAACAGAGGCGCAGCTTGAATTCATGGACGGATTGCTGAAAGAAAATTGGTTGGTAGTAGTGGTAACGGATTCGGAGGCCGCGATTAGGACAGTAAGGGACTATCTAGGCTTGCGGTAACACCCGTCCAGTAATAATGCTGGCGGTTAATTTAATAAGAGGACAAATCATGAGTAAGACTTTGCAAGAGGCTGGCAAAAAAGCACACGTTGCGGAAATCGTATATCACGGCGAAAAAATGATCTTGCCTGAAGGCATGAGCATTAAAGACGCCAAAGACCTTTTGACACGCCGGGAAGAATTTCTTGAAGAACAGGTCACAATGCAAGAAACGTTTGACGTATTCCCTTGGGATGGCGCTAACGCAATTGACTCTGTACTAACCAATAAATTCGGCTGGACCGCCGCGACCGCAACACCGACTTTTTTCGGTCCACGTCCGCCTAAGCTGGTTACCATCGATATCGACTACAACAAAACAAAGCAAGTACCGTGGGGTTCTTTTTCTCTGCCCGGCGTAGATGGCCTGATGTCCACTAGTGTTGACGAAAAAGAGGGCCGTCTGGTCTTCAAATTGTCAGCAGGAGTGAAACGCAAGGACGAAGCGACAATCAAAAAAATCTTTGACGAAGTACGCGCCTATCTGAAAGAAAATTCTATCTATCGCGGCAAGGCAATCAAGATGCGTTTCCTGGACGATGACGGCAACCGGCTGGACATGCCTGAACCTAAGTTCATGGATACCAGCACAATCAGTGAAGAAATGGTTATCTATCCTGAATCGGTACAGACGCAAATCAATATCAACCTGTTTACCCCGATTAAACGCGTTATTGATTGCATCGCAAATCGCATTCCTGTGAAACGTGGCGTGCTGCTGGGTGGCACTTATGGCACTGGCAAGACCTTGGCCGCGACCGTCGCCAGTAAGATTGCGGTAGACCACGGCATTACTTACCTGTATATCCCACGGGCTGACGAACTCAGCTACGCTATCGGCTTCGCCAAACAGAATCAAAGTCCGGCCTGTGTGGTGTTCTGCGAAGATATCGACCGCGCTCTGTCTGGCGAACGTTCTGTTGAAATGGACGACATTTTGAATGTCATTGACGGGATTGACACCAAATCGACCAATGTTATCGTCGTTCTGACCACAAACGACTTGAACGCCATCAATCCGGCAATGTTGCGCCCTGGCCGTCTGGATGCGGTGATTGAAGTCTTGCCGCCTGATGCTAAAGCGGTAGAACGTCTGTTGCGTCTGTATGGTGGTTCCGCAATCGAAGCTGATACCGATCTGAGCAAGGCCGGTCAGGAATTGGCAGGAGAAATCCCGGCAGTTATTTCTGAAGTCGTGAAGCGGGCCAAGCTGGCGCAGTTGTCGCTACAAGCCCCAGGCATTCCGGTAACCCATTTGTCCGAACAGGCGTTGGTAGCGTCGGCGGCATCGATGGCGGCGCAACTGAAACTGTTGAAGGAACGCAGCGCGGCGAAACCTCCAGTTGCATCCGACCTGGAAGCATCGATGCAAAAGGTCATTGCAAAAGCGATGGAAGAATACGAAAACTAAACCGGTCCCCCGGCTCAGGCCGGGGTATTAGGAGGAATCATGGACGACAAAATGGAAACACTATCTAAGGTGATTTGTTGCCTTATGGTGCGGTACGGAATTACGGATATTATTTTTACCAACGATGATTTAATTGCAGTTGGAAATACGCATGCTGGCAAAGTTCTCGCTTTAAAGCCTGATGACGGCACCATGCATGTAAAAATCATCACCAAAGAACAGGCGGCGGAAGACGACCCGACAGGGGCCGCAAGCCTTGTCACAATACATTAAGGGGGTAACATGAACGACAAAAGATTAATCGATGCATTGCATTTAGTAATTGGCGTTTTAATGTATCGTGCTGGAACCGCTAGGGTAGAATTTGACATCGAAGAATCTGAAAGAATGATGAACTATTTTTGTCCAGGTGATGAAACATTAAATTTCGATTTGCATACAGACGGAATAATCACCATGACAGCAACAGCAGAACCCAAAACGGCATAGATACATGGAATCAGAAAATCTAGGTATTCGACAGGTAGAACACATCCTTGCAAGTGACATTAGCAATTGGTTGCGCTGGGGCAGGAGCAAGGACTATCTTCCCCCGTCCTTTAAATGTCCACTAGGTTTTCTTTATATTCCGAAACGCGGTGATCTGGAAGCCACTCTATACCGACCTATCCCGATTAAGCCTTTGGAAGCCGTAGAGTTTGAGCGTTTAGTGACAGCATTACCGATTAAGCATAGGCAAGCGTTTGTTATGTACCATCTTGGCCGGGCACAAATCAACGGCAGGATTGAGGAAAAGAAACGCAACGGTTACGAAATCGCAAGGCTGTTAGGTGTGCATCGCTCAAGGTATTACGTACTACTTACCCAAGCGCATAATATGATCTTCAGACGCTGGCAAAGAGTCCAGCAAGAAGCCCATGAAAATAAATTTAAGCAGGGGTAGACACTTTGAGAAAAAAGGCGTATACAATCGGCTAAATTGGAATTTCTATCCTTGCGACCAACAAGGGATAACAAAGAGCCGCGCCACTTCGCACGTAAAAAGACCCTGCCTATTAACGGTGGGGTTTTTCTTTTTCAGCATTCAAAATGAAACCAGACCAAGATAAAACCCGTCAGCCTATTCCGGTTTCCGTGGTCACTTATCGGGTCCAGCAACCAGACGCTAAAGCGATTAAGCGCATTCTTGGCCGTGACCTGATAGAAGCCGCTAGACGCGGTAAATCTAGGTAAAGATTATTTAGCCAGCCAGCTATAAACCCCGGTTTAGGCCGGGGATTTTTTTTGGATATCATCATGAACGATACGCAAATACTTGACTGGATAAGCGCGAACTTAAGGACTATTGACCAGTCGGGCGCTTTGGTCATCATCGTTCTAAACGGCGGCGAAAGCTTTCAAGGCTATAACGTCCGCGCTTGTGTAGCGGGAGCGGTTGCGGCTGGGTTTTAATTCACCGACATTCGGCTTATTTCCAGTGTCGTATCGTTCATTGCGTCATTGAACAGGTCCAAAGCAACCTGCTTATGTTCTTCTGGCGTCAATTCTGGAAATTTGTGTGCCATGATTTGAACCAAACCGGAAAGGCAGACGCCCAAAGCCTTAATAGAATCTTCCGGCGTACTGTGTTCGCGGAACAGCAAAGGGATAATTTCAGCAGCGATCTTTTGGATGACGTTATCCGGCACTTCGCCAGTTTTATCTTTTGCTATAACTTCGATTTCCATAGTTTCCCCTTTAGTTAAAATCGATAAGAAGGCTATTTTTAGGCCCGTGGCGGCGTTTAAAAGTTTTTGATGGCTTCCGCTCTATCCAAGGCGCTTTGAACCGCTTTAAGCTGGTCATCTTCGCAAATTTGAAAAAAGCCGACAAAGCGACCGTTAAGAACTTGCAAGCCGTCCCACATACCAATGCTATCGCGGTAAATGACTGGAATTGTAGTGAAGTCCCAGCCACCTTTGATAAGGTCAGCAATAACGTTTTCGGCATCATTAGTAACAGACTTGCCGATGTTTAGGTCTGTAATGCACAGAACACCGTTAGTAAGTTCAGTAGTGTACGCAGAACGGTTCATTCCAGTCCCTTTTGTGGTTGCAGTATTTGGTAGACATGGCGCGGCTCAAATTCGATGTCATCGCCACAATTCAAACTGTGCTCAGATGTGCAAACTAAATCATTGTCAATACGCCCTGCAATCTTAGAGCCGTTGACCGACTTGACTTCAACCCAAAACCGCTCAGTTCCTGCGCAGACTTTGACGTAAGCCCCTGGCGCTATAGCGGCAAGCTGGGCCTTGGTGGGTACATAGAACGTAGACGGATGACGCTTAGCCATCTTTTGCGCATCAACGAAGATAGAACCTGTCATTTTTCCGCTTTCACGATCTGGCCGCAACAAGGGCAGCGGGTCTTTTCCTGTTTCAGACGGCGGTAGACTCCACCGGGCGGGATGTCAAACAATTTAGCAGCAGCATAAACGCTGCTTTCCGGGTTTTGCTTCAGGTAATCGATAGCCTGAGCCGTTTTCGATTTACCCGGTTTTGCTGTAGAATTCGCGTTAGCCATTTGTGATTTACCCCTTCTATCAAATGGTGAGGGGTCAGGAACTGGAAAGCCTGACCCCGTTAGATTGTATGATGACTGTCAACATTGTGCAATAGCCATCATTTACCAGTGTTTACCTTAATAATCGCCCGACGAATCAGGCGTAAAGGCTTAACGGTATCGCCTTCTTGGTTGACAAATGCGACCGAATCTAACAACTTTTCAGATTCAAGCAGCGCTTCTAACACGACATCCTTTTTCGGCAAGACGCCAAAAAACAATGCCGGGTCTTCTTGTTTAGACATAAAACCCCCTTTGTGTGAAACCCCGCTGGAACGGGGCAGGATTGATTTCCTGGACCGCCTAAGCGGTTTCGTCGCGTAATCAGCGCGACTCGTCAGCAGGATTAGATATAACGGTTAAAGAACCGGCAAAAACCGACTTGGTAGCCATCAGCCCACAGGTTAGCGGCTACATGGTTGACGACCCAGTTACCGCGCCAAGCTTTGCTGAAACGGAAACCGGTCAGGCGCATTACAGGTACGCACAGCAGCGCCATCAAGGTTTGGAGCCAGTATTGCAGGAACATTGTGATTTTCATGGCGGTTCCCCTCAGATGCCGTTACAGAATTCAACGAACGCGGCTTGCTGCATCCGGTCTTGCAAGGCTTCCAAAGCGAAAGCAAGGGCAATGTCTGCACCATCGCGGAAATCTTCTGTCAAGGTAGCAACGACTTTTTTCAGTTGGTCATCGCTAAGCACTTCTAGTTTTGCTAGGGCTGATGCTTTGATTGCGGTTTGAGTGGCGTTCATTTTGTTTCCCCTTTGTGAGTTGATGAAACAGAGTATATACCTGAAAAATGGTATATGCAAGGATATCTTTGAGAAATCGCAAAGAAAACACAAAAGCCCGGAAATCCGGGCCTTGAGTCAGTAGCGGTAATCAAAGTAAATCTGTCGTGGTGACAAGCCTTGAGACTTACAGTATCGGTCAGCTTCGGTATAGCGGCTGAAGTCATCAGGAACGCCAGGGACACACCAAACGAGCCGCATGGCTAGTACCCCAGCCAGTCACGGGCGGCGCTGACAGTAGCGGGGAAAGTTTCGACTTCAGTTTTCCAAACTCCGTTGGTGTTGAGTTCAATTTCAGCACTGATCGTTGTTTCAGTGTTGGAAACCACTTTGTTACCGTGCGATTCAACGAACGCGATCAAGCGTTTCATCTGGATAGTTTGAGTGTTCATGTGTTGCCCCTTTGGTTAAGAAAGCCCCGGCTGGAATCCAGGGCGGTTTGAATTACTGAATTTCAATCGTTACTGACGCATTGCTATTGCCTTGGAAATTCCAGTCCTTTGTAGGACCGAAATATCCGGTGATGATTTCTCCGTCTAACCATTTACCTTTCGCTACCATAGTGTGGCTTATAACGCCGTACTGTGCGATGTGGTCTGCGTCTTGACGGTACATGACAGCATTTACGATCTCAAACCGAGCACCGTAAAAACGAACGACATTGCCCACTTGCAGTTCTGTGTATTTAATGGATTTAGTTTGGTTCATGTTTGCCTCCGTTTTGTTGATAAGTAGAACTATATACCTCAATATAGGTACATACAAGTATTATCTTTGAGTTTTCGCAAAATAAATTTCATGAGCGCAAAAGTAGTTCTTTGTGAGTGTCCTATCTGTGAAAAGCTATTCAGGGCGCAGCATAGTCAAGTCAACAAAGCCAGAGAAGATGGCAGGGAAGTTCCCTGTTGTTCCCATAAGTGCGACCGTGAAAGGCGCTATGGTGCAATCCGTGATGCGAAATGGAAAGCGGAACAAGAAAAACTTGTAAGTAGCTTAAGACCGTCTAATATGATGCCTGGATAAGCTATTTACTCAAGCTTAAGAAAATACAATGGACATCACTACACCAAGACCAAGAGGATTAGTTCCAGGTTCCCCGCAGTGGCTTGCAGAAGTACAAGGGCCGAGATTAGTTTTAAGGCTGATTGAAGAAATAGACGCGCAAAAGGTGGGTGAAATGAACCCGACCGGCGCAAGGCTTTTGGGCATGGCCTTAGATCGTATCTTGCCAAGTCTAACGGCAATTCATCACACAGGTGAAACACAACTGACAGGCTTTACGGACGAACAATTAAAAGAAAAGCTCCGACTTCTGTTAGGTGAACAAGAAGCGGCAAAGTTTAATCTGGCAACGGCTGAGACAGTAGAGTACAAAGAGGAAAAATGAATTATCTGTATCACTACTGTGCAATGTGGAATGAAGAAACTGGTTACGGATTTAACGGTGGTGTGGTGAAGTTGCCGGAACAAGTCAACATCACAAACTATCCGCAAATCGTTGCACTAGTTGAAGAAAGATTGCAACGCAAGCCGATCATCATTACATCGTTGTCGTTGTTGAGTGTTGAAGAGAATTAAAGTCGTAGCGGGTGGGATTAACCCTAGCATAGGGTGGGGCAGATAACCCTTGCAGTTTGAGCCGTGCGCCTCCTTTCGGTACAGTCCTTCGCGGTGATCAGACTGGCAGCCAGGAAAGACTGGCATCAATAAGTAAAGTTTTTGCTTATTCCGGGTTTATGTTGGTTAGCCCATGTTTATCGGTCAGTGCTTAAGGTAGCTGGCAGGCAGAAACTTTTCCTATTGAGGGCATATCATGGAACACGACCAAGAAGACCATTTATTGCAGATAGTAAGACAGTTGGCTGACGCGATTATAGTCTTGCAGCGCAGGGTTTCTATGCTTGAGCAACGCATGCCGCAACGCGATATCAATACCAGTGACCAATTTACAGGCCAATTTTTCACAGGCCAATTCTCAGTAAAAGAATAATGGTTACCTATCGCAAAAGCCACGATGAAGCCAGGAACCAGGAGCTAAAAGGGAAGGGTATTCAGAAGGCAGAGAAAGAATTATTTAACCTCTGGATGGCAACCTACCCTGTAGAGCACATCGGCAAGAAAATCCCGATGGATTCCAGGCAGTATATCGACGGCAAAGTCCGCTATACATGAGAACCATTACCAAAGTTCAGCATCAAGCGATGTTCAAGGACAAGACTTACTATTTGCAATACGAACAGAAAGACCCGGATAAGAAGGAATTCCTTGATGACTTTGTACACGGTGGATGTGTGCAGATTCAAGTCATCAAGGCAAAGGACTGGAAGACCGCCAGGGAGCATCTAAGATCGGAACCTAGCTTAGATTGGATTTAAGTTATCGGTATTGTTTGGTAGCGTTATAGAATTTCTTTTTCGCTTCGTCATCTGCTTCTTTTTGCCAGCCTGCCTCTTGTTCTTTCCTGTCTCGTTCCCTAACTTCTTGGTCTGCTGCTTTAAGTTGTTCAGGAGTTGACGCGGCTACTTGAATTGCAGCAGCAGCAATCAAGGTGATAGGTGCAGCGATAATGAAGGTTACTATTTTTCCAGTGATTCCCAGCTTTTCACAAAGCGGGGAAAAGATCAGAATTAATGGGATAACAAGTGCTGCAAGAAAAATCATTTTTCACCTTTTTTAAATAGTTTATCGATGTCATGGGCGGTATAGATGCCCCTATAGAGCTTATAAGCAACGATAGAAGCTTCCCGTTTAGTCAAGCCTTCAGGGTCTTCCAGAGTCCCACCAAAACAGGAGCATTGCTTAAGCTGATGGCCGACAGAACCGACGATCATTCGCATGTGGCATTCGTAATGTAATGGTCCCATAGGTTCCAGGGTTCCCATTTCTACCGCTAGGATTGGTGATTCACAATAGATGCACTGAACACCGACCGGCGTGTCTACAAGGGTTTCGCCTTCTTTCATAGAGCATTCAGGGCCGAAGTATTTCATTTGTGCATTTCCCTTATTTGTTGCGCCATCGTTTCCAGCATATCTGGTAAAGTTTTCAAGATATGTAGATCAGTAGTTTGTACCGAAAAGCCTTCACCGCGATTGCCGCCATAGACTAAGACCACAGCAAGATTAGCCTGAGTCTGGTCCATAACATAGGAGCAAAGGTCATCATATTTACCGGGTCCGTTTAGCGCAACCATAAAGACTCCTTAAGATAAGACTTTCAAAACGAAATCAATAGCTTGAACGTGGTCCTGAGACTTCAGCGCATAGTCATACATCAGGTGCGTGACTTCATTGCGCTTGTCGGCAGAGATAACCCCGTGTTTAGATTCCCAGTGCGTAAGCCTAACGGTAACAAGACCCAGTAAAGGCAAGTCAATTCCTTGAAATGGGCTTGGTGCCGGGGTAGGTTTGACTACTGCTAATATTTTTCCATCACTGCTTTGCAATGTCAGCTTGCCGCGTTTCTTGCCAGTTCCACGGGCTTTAGGGTCTTGCGGAATTCCAGGTGGATGGATGGGAGCCGGAAGGGTCTGACCTTTTGTGTACTTGCCGGGGATTTCATATAAGCCGGTTGAACCGTTCTTAGAGTAAGGCCAGCTTTCTACCTTGATACGGTAATAGATACCGGCTTCAGTCGCAGGCAGTCCAGCAAGTTTAAAAGAGATGATTTCTTTAAGTGTGTATTGTGGTGTCATTGTTTCTCCTAGTTTAGTTGGCAAGCCTAATACTTTGCGCTGGGCGGATAGTTGATGATTCCAGAAATGGCGGTAGCCTTTACCTTCAAGGCATGTTTCGCAATACAAGTCACCGGCCTTGTCCTTATTAAATTTCTCAAGGTCCATGTGTGGCATTGGTAAGACGGGTTTAAGTTCTCCGTTACAAGTAGGACAGTTCATAGTCTCCTTTCAGTGGGTATTTTTAAGTACAACAGAATCAGGAGTCTTGCGGCCTATACGGCGCATGATGTCTCTGGCTTCGTCAGGCTCTAAGGTAGTGCCGATTGCAACGTCTGCGCCATCGTCAACTGACTCTACTGCAATCAGGATGACATCCAACCCAGGAAGCCTATCGGCAATTTCTTGTGCTAGGTCTGCAAAGATTTTAGAATCCTTAATCGTTTTCATCAGGAACCCTCAGTTCTTTAAAAAAGATCATGGCGCAAAGATAAATCGGCCAGGGGCAGAGTAAGAATATCCATTCGCGCTTAGTGTTTGACACTTTTAACCTCTCGGTTAGTGTCTTCATAAAAGGTCTTGGACATATACAGAAAGAAATCTGCCAAGTCTTTAGGATTCATTTTTGTAATAGTGAACGGGTCCAGCATGGTCTTGCCATCCTCTTCTATGGATTCGCAGAGGATAAGGATAGGCAGGAAGCCAGGAAACATTTCCTCCAAAGCTTTGCCGATTGCAATGGCTGTAGCTGGGTCATCTTTGTTAATTTGGCCTTTTGCAAACATAGCTATATCTCCACAATAAAGTTAGGATTAAAGGCCGGATTCTCAGGTCCAGACCTAGTACGATAGCCGCAAGGATTACACACCACACGACCATTACCGATTCGATAGTCAAAGCTATGGTGTGTATGCCCGTGTATCCAGAGGTCAGCCTTTTCCACCAAGGCTTCCAGGTTAGACGCATAGGCAGCAGAAACAATATCGGCTTTATATTCGTCTGGTACGGAAAAGTAAGACGGGGCCATATGGGTAATCACCACAGTCTTGCCGTCAAAGGGTTCCGCCAGTTGCTGAGCGATAAATGTCTTGTGCTGGTAGTGGAGTTCAGCCGTATCCCTTGGGGTAAGCTTCCTGTAGTTCTCGTTCGCAAGACGGATGATGTGGTAGTCGTTCATGGACTCTTGACAGGCCAACATAGCTCTAGGGCGCTCATCCAGGCCAAAGACCGCAAAGTCTGTCCATAGGGTTGCACCGATGAAGCGTACCTTACTGGCTTTCGATACGAAGCTGCTTGCATTGAGGAAGTTGACGTTGTGCGACCTATCGCAAGCCGCTTGTATCTTGTCTAGCGTAGGTTCCAGATTAGACCCATAGGCTTCATGATTCCCAGCGACATACAGGACGGGCAAGCCGATAAAAGCAGTCTCCGCCCAGAGCACGGCGTTAATCTGTTTATCAATATCCCCCGCAAGGATAACGACATCAGGGTTACATAGTGCAAGGTCAGTCTTAGGGGCAGAGTCGCCCCAGTGTTCATGATGCAGGTCGGATAGGATTAATAGGCGCATTAGGTTTCCTCGGTGGGTAGGTCATCCAGCATCAAAGGCTTACCGGCCAAGTTAAAGGCCGGTCCCATTTTGCCATCCAGCGACCCAGCCAAGTCACCTAGAAAGCATATGCGGGAACCTTCAGGCGCGTCTAGTATGACTTGCTTAACCTTTTCCTGCAGTGGAGTAGGCCCAAGTTTTAATTCCGCAAATATAAGGGCTGTAGTCTTCCCAGGTAGACTGGTTAAAGCTTCCGTTGCGCCTCTACCTACCATAGTAAGCAGTGGGACTCTCTGCGTAGGGTCTAGCTCTCCGCCAGCCCAGCAGCAATAGACTGTCTTAGGCCCTACAGTAGTACGCATTACCATAAAGCCTATTTGCGCTTCTGTAACGTGTTGGTCTATAGCGATCTGCCTAGCAGTATTAGGGAAGCACTGAGGGCCGATGATTAGGCTGGATTCTATTGTGTCAGTCATGGCGGTTATGTGTGATTAATGGGCATCGCCTTGCGTTACGTCATTCTGAACGTTTCCGGCTTTGAAATCCAAGTAATTGTTGACTTTAAACGAACATTGCCCATTACGCAAGAAAGTCTCAGAAAACGCGGGTTTATACCAACAATTCACTGATTCATTGCGTAGACGTGCATGAGGGTTAAGTAAGCCGGTCTGATGTGCAGTGCGTCTGTAATTGCTACAGACTTTCAAGTAGACCTACAGCCTTATAGAGATAGACATAATAGATTATTATATTCTAGGGGGACTCCCCCTTATCAGTGAACCAGGGCATTGAAAAATACCCCTTGGTTGAAAGGTGGGTATGGATTGCGGCCTGTGTGGTAGAGCGGTATGTGATTGCTATATGGATTTGAATCGTGAGCGTAGCATTAGCACACAAAGTATTATCCAATCTGCAATTTTAATATCAAAAAATCCAGATTCTCAAACTCAGGGGGCGGACTCCCCGCAAGCGGCGACGTACCCCTATTCCTTTACCGGACCTGATAAACGTCCATTGCATTTAGGCAACCATGTTAGCTCCACCTAGCGCACCTCCAGAAGTAATGCCGGACAATCTGAAACCGATCTTCAGCATTACAGTAGCGGATGGCAGTCACCATTGGATTTACTGCGATAACGTAGCTGCAACGGCGCTATATGACATGACCACAAAGCTTTCGGAGCTAGAGGCGGAAATGGCAAGCCTAAAAGGTTTGGTTTCTTAAACGTCCATTGATAAATCACAATGATTACAACTGACCCTACAGACTCAAGATTAAAAGAGACTAAGCCAGACGGGCAGCAGTCTGCCTACTTAGTCCTATCCGAAGAGGAACGCGCCAAGGGCTTTGTCAGACCTTACAGAGATACCTATAAACACGTAGGCAAGCAGTCGCAATATTCGCTAAGGGACATGACGCCAGAAGAGCATGAGCGATACGATCAGTATGGCTATGTGAAGTTTGAAACGTATCCTGAAAGTCATTCGCCGGTCACTGGTAGGTACTGGACTCAAAAGGAATTGGACACCAAGTATTGTGGGGCTGTAACGACGATGGGCAGAGCCTTATCCGAGACATACGCACGCGACCCTAAGTTTTACGGTGGGACTTATTGCGTTGGGTGTGGTGCCCACTTCCCAGTGTCGGAATTCATTTGGGATGATGGGTCGGTGGTGGGGTCTTGAATTTCCAGCGAGTCCGATAAACGTTCCATTTCAGAAGTGAAATCATGGCACAACATAAAATAGACAAATCCACACCTGACCAGAAGACAGTTCGGGAAGCAAAGAGAGCGGTAGACAATCAGGCATTGCAGAACGCACCATCGCCGCCTAAAAAAAGAAAGTCCACTAGGGTCAGTCAGCCGGGCGTATTTGACAAGTTGAAAAAAGCGTTGCTCTAACTTGCATTTTTACAATTCTTAGTCTAGCCTGTTACCTTCTAAAAGGGGGTGATATGGAACCATTTGGCTGGATAATCTGGCAGGCATCGGGACCGATGGACGCGAGCGCCTATATAACCTTTAACCAGTCAACAGCAGACTTTGCGAAGACGGTACAGGATGCCGGGATATCGCGTAATAAGGTGATGGAGGTTTATGCGGAACCTCTTGCTGACATGGTGCAGTTGCAGGAAGAAAACAAAGGCATAAATTCAGAACTTGATGCAATGAATGCTAATTATCAAGCTCTGATGGCTGAGCATGTACTTAAGAAAAAAGAGAATGCGCGGCTACGTTCAGAAAATTTATCATTCCTCCAAGACCATCAATGCATGCAAGATCGTGCGGATAGTTTTGAGCAAGAGAACACCTATTTGAAGTCTTGTTTAATGCAGATGCAGATTGCAGCGATGGACCTTGTAAAAAAGCCATGATCAAGCTGCACTCACAGCGCAGGCACGCCAAGCGCAGGGCATCAGAGCGGTATGATCTCCATTTAAACCGGATGGACTTAAAGCAGCTTGTCACCAAGATACAGAACAGTGATGGGAAGTTTGTTGAAAGCCTGTCTCTGCGCACGGCGGTATGGTTGCTGGAGCATGAAGGAAAGCCGGTCAAGGTAGTATATGACAGGAATCGGAAAACAATTGTTACCTTTCTGCCGCTATGAGCCGCAACCAAAGAGAAGGTTTATTCGCTGGTTATTCTCACGGCTATGTGCGTTCTCCTTATGCGCTGATCGTAGCCAGTGATACTGCATATTTATTGCGGATAATGCGGCGGGTTCAATGAGCCTAACCCCTGAACAACAAGCCCGGCATAAATTGCTAGACGACATTGAAGCAGAGTTAATCAAGCTGCCTGTTTATGATCTGCAATGGATACTGAATTACGCATCGGAAGTTAATCGGCTGGTAGGATTGAAATCAACACTACTATCTGACGGTTCAGTTACAAGTAAATCATCATGACCGACGAAGAATACAAAGCCCAAATGGACAGGTTCAACGCATGGGCCGCACAAGAACTAGCCGCCTATGACCGCTGCTTATTCAATATGTTGCAGAACGGGTTTAAACCCTATTACACAACAGTGAGCTACGGTACTGCTGAACAGTTTGATTCCGAAGCCGAAATGCTTCAACGTTTAACCGGTAGATAACGGTTAAAACACGGTTACTGTCCAGACTCTTGACACAGGCTATTTACTCAGATATACATGCCAACTCTAAAAGGGGGATGGTATGGAATATACGATTGAGGAACTTGATAAACACCTGGATGACGTTGCTGACTTTGAAGGTGGACCGGCGTTTCCATCTTCGGTTGAATACGGGCAGCATATTTTCCACGGGCTGACGGTTAGACAGTATTACGCGGCTAAGGCGATGCAGACATTATTAATTGACCCTGCTATACCCGCCTATTCTGTCGTTGCAAGAGAAGCATTTGCAATGGCTGATGCCATGCTGGAAGCTGGGGTCAGCAATGACTAGGGATACTGCCAAAGGGTTGATATTTACCGGCTGGTGTCTAATCGGCACTACCGGTTGGATACTGGGATTATTTATCGGTGGCGATATACTGGCAAGCTTCTTTCCAGACACAAAGCCAATTTACTTGTATTGGCTCATGACTTACGTTTTACTCTCAGCAATCGCAGCTATCCTGATTGGCAAGTGGAGACTGCGCAATGACTGATTACACAACCTACATCTTCCCTACTGCACAGATAGGCGACGTTCAAATCATGGACGGCGAAAATCCTGCTGACCCGTTTCAAGTGGCTGGAATATTGGACGATCTTGAAACTAATCTTAATGCGTTGACCGACCTAGAAGACTTAGTAAAAGTCGTGGATTTTATTTTGGATTTGCGGACCAAACGAGTCAATCAGATTGAAACAATTGAGAATTTGAAATGATCATCCCTAAACTAGAATTTGCTGCAAGTGCGTTGTGGATGATGGACGTTACCGGAAATCGTTATACGGGCGTGGTGATACATGATGTGCCGCACCTATCGCCTTTAAGTGAATATGTAACCTTAAGGAAATCTCATGAAAGCCCCAAAAAATAAAGTCCCTGGCGGTGAAGACAAAAAGAAAATGCCTAAGCTACCTGAACGTGGTGGACGGAGTACCAAACACTCCGAAAGTAAAAAACGCAAATCCTACTAAGCCGCACATCGCGGCTTTTTTATTGCTCTTTAAAAATTCAACTTTGCCATTGCGATTGACCTACAGACCGTCTAAAAAGTGGGCGGAGGAATTATGTTATTAGGTCACAGCTACGATAAGAAATACGAACGCGGCGTTATTCGTTTCATGCAATACGAAACGACCGCTGGTTATGTGTGGGAACTGATCAAGAAATATTGTGATCTGACCCGGCCTATCTCGTTTCATATATGGGCTACTTCCCCATTTGGGCCTAGATCAATCTGCTACTGCTACGGCGTTCATTTCAAAAAGGAATTCCCGGTATATGGCACGGTGATTGATGACGTGCTGGTACTCGCAAAGGACCGTACGCAATACTATATACCGATCAAAGCCGGTCTGATTACCGACTGTCAAAGGCTGGTGGTATGAACAAACTACTGACCACGAAGCTTAGGACCATCAGGAATTATAAGGAGTGGCTGGACTTTGGCAATGACAACGCCGTCATGTATCGCATGGTAAGAATCGTTGGAAATATGAAATACGAACAGCGCTGTTTCGTTTCAAAACTAGAATTGCATAACCGCTATGTCGTGGCGTTAAAACTACGCCGCGCACGGCTAGAACTGCATTGCGCTATTCTGCACGACAAAGATAAAAAGTTTACTTAAACTTACCACAAACTATTGACAAGTGTATTTAGTGGGGATATACATGCATTTCTTTCTCAAGGGGGATGTATGAAAAAGCCGGAATTGACGAATCTGGAATTGCTGGACCCGGAATATATGAAAGCTTACGTTGACGGCTGTTACGAAAGCTTTGAAATGCAATTGGAAGAAATCGCACAGTTGAAAGCGCGTATTGAAGAACTAGGCACGTTGTGCGGCGAAGCCTATCAAGTCGTTGGTGTGCTGTCGGATGACTGCGGACGGTTTGCTGATGACGAAGTACAACATGTACTTGATAATTTATCCGATCAGAAATTGATTCATAAGGACGTGTTGCCGTTTCCTTCCAAGGAGACAGCATGAACGCCGTCGCCGCCCTTAGTGTCTGGTCCAGGCGCGTGTTACGGACCAACGGCGAAGAGCAACACCTACCGAACATCGCGCAGATTGAAGACATGCGCAAGCTGTTAAACGCTGGCCTGTTGGAGTTCATGAACGGACCTAACAGGATGACTTACTGCATGCATGATCAAGAGTTTGCGAAGAAACGCAGACTGCCGATCAATCACGGCGCAACGTTCCTGATTAACGGGCAATGCAAGCCCGGCATTGAAATGCAAATTCTCGGTGACGTGGTGATATTCCCTGAAGGGGATTTGCCATGAAGACCAGTAAAATATTAAAAGAAGCGCGGCGGATGATTGAGGCCGGTGAGGAAACATGCATATGCTTTTGTTTTAGTATTTTGCGTAACCAACGAAAAATAAGCACCAAGCAATGCGATACGTTATATAACTGGGTTTTCGGTCAGCTTGGTAACTTCATCTATTACGATAGCTGGCTACGCACAAATCATGCGGATTTTTTAATTCAGATGAAATCGTACATGCCTGAAGTTGAAATATACCGTCAAGGCCGCTTAGCATGGCTTGACTACCTGATAGCACGGCAAATCAAACACGAAAAAAAGGGGAAAAAATGATTCACTTAATCCCCTGTTCCTACTGCGGCGGCGATGTGGAATTTCACAGACATTCGGACGGTTCCAAATGTCATATCATCGTATGCCTAGAATGCCGGGCCTATACCGATTTAAGCTTTTCGGTTGACCCGGACGAGTTATTAATCACTATCGAAGAGGCGCAAGAAAAAATCGCCCAACACTGGAACAGACGTTGCCCGGAAGTCGCTGAACAAGCGCGGGATAAAATCCTGAATGGCATCGCTGACGACATTAAGAAAAAATATTTTCCGGGGCTGGCAAATGGCTAGAATTCCACGCACAGAACAAGAAATAATTGACTTCATAGGCAATCAATTTATTTCCATGACGGAAGCCGACAACCCATGTGATGTTCGGTATTCGCTGACTGTTCATGAACTACAATCAGCATTTGAAATGTCAGGCTTTTATGATGACCCTTCAGTATTTGAATTAGAGCCTGTAACTAATCCAGCGTATGAGGCAAAACTGCCTTGCCAAAATAAAGACATGGGCGAACACGCTTGTTCTGACAGGTCACAGTGCTGGGAGCCTTGCGGCGAACTGGGACATAGTGCGGAACATGCGCGACCGGCACCTGTAGAAGTTCAGAACGCAATTAATGAGGCGTTAGAGGCCACAAACAAGACTCCTGAACAGGCGATACAAGAAAAGCTTACACAGCTTCAAGTCGGGAAATGCACTTGTATGACCAAGACACCGGTAATTGAATATCATGAACGGCGCTGCACCTATCGCCTTGCGGTTGAACTAGGAGAATTACTGGGGGTAGTCAATCTTGCGCATGAAGTAATGAAAGACGACGCTGGGACTTTACTTGATGAAAATAAAAGATTGGCAGGCCGCATTGAATTTCTGGAACAAGAACTAGAAGAAACCGACAAACTGAATCAAAGGCTTGCCCATATATGTAGCATGGTAGCAATAGCCCTGAAAGGCCAGGAAGCGCCTTTAGAAGGTCATGACTGGTCCGACTTGGCAGAGTGCGTCAATGTGCTCCAGGCAGGCTATGACGGCTTGAAAAAGGACTTGGAAAGACTGGGCAGACGCTACTAGATTTGGTTATGTATAGATAACAAAAAAGGAACCCAAGGGTTCCTTTTTTTTCGCCTTACAGAAAGTAAGTTCTGTTCAGTTGTTCGCCTTCTGACTGAATTTTTTTCAAGTCAACAAACTTTTGCAAGTTGAATGTCTGGCGACCTTTTAATTTCGCCCGCTGGTCTTTGTCAGTGATATTCAAAGCCTTACAAGCGGCGTCAAGGATTTCAGAGGTTTTTTGCGGCGTGGTAGTAATCAGACCAAGCCAGAAATCAGATTTGGTATGCGGCAAGTCGTCATCTGTTTTCTTGGCCGCTTTAGCCGGTTCCTTCTTTTCGCGTGGTTTCTTTTCCTTGGTTTCGACTGGAAGACCAGAAATTGAAGGAGGCGGGACATTCAAATTGATGTCCTCTATGGCGCTCATGGCTTGCTTGGTGATGATGATTTTATCCAGTTGCTTTTGGAAGAAATCCAGCATCTTTTTAGATTCTTCAATGCCTTGAGTCGCACGGTCGGCGGCGGCATCCAATTCGATAATTGCATTTGAGATAAACATTTTGATTCCCCTTTGTGTGTTGGAATTGACACTGTAGTTTAAACCTTGAGAAAACGCAATGATTTTTCTCAAACTTTCGTTGCATTAACTAAATGTGGAGCTTGAGAAATGGCTAACTATAAAGTTGAGGATGCCTTAAGGCGTTCAGGAGTGGGTGACGAACCTAAACCGAAAACTGAACAACCATCGCAACCGAATAATTCGGATTTCTTTAAGGGCAAGCGACCAAGGAACCAGTCGCAATTAGATGCGTTGTTGCTCAAACGCGCACGTCAATAAGGGGAATATAATGAACAAGATTAAAAAAATGCCGACTTCTAAAGCCATGCCATCCAAAGCACCAAAGCATGCGCCGCCGCCAATGAAAAAGGTTAATACCGATATGCCTAAACGCGGTATGACAGGCATGAAGACTCCGAAGATGTCGCGCACCCGGAAAATATAATGCCGTGGCAAAAGAAAGACGCGAAGGGCCATACAAAAAAGGCCGACACGCCAAAGAAACAAAGGCAGTGGAGCAAGGTTGCGAATTCTGCTTTGGAGCGTGGGAGTTCAGAAGGGTCCGCCATACGTCAGGCAAATGCAGTAGTCAAGAAACGATGATCTGTCTATTTAAATGCTTGAAGAAACGCAAGCATAAACGAATCAAACTAACCGCCTCTGTAGGCGGTTTTTCTTTTACGGGGTACAAAATGGCAACGACTCTAAACACACTACAGAAATTCACTTTGACCGCAACCGAACAAGACGCTTCCGGCGCTCCTGTTCCATTTGGTAGCGTTCCGGTATGGACTTCTTCAAATGAAGCCGTAGCGACCGTTCTAGCGGCTGCTGATGGCATTACTGCGGTGGTGTCTTCGGTAGCCATCGGCGCAGCAACAATTACAGTTACAGCGGACGGCTTGAGCGCATCTGATGATGTGACAGTAATTGCGGCTCCGGGTGTCACTATCGTTTTGACCGCATCGGCTCCTGAGCCTAAGTAATGGAGTTATTGACTTGCCCGTGTTGCGGCGGGATTGCAGAGATAGAAATAACGCCTAATCGTAGCCAAGCGAAGAACGTACACGGAAGGGCAGAGATAGCTTTAATTCTTCCGACTTCGCAAGTTAGATGTTTAGGTTGCGGCTTAAAAATAAAAAGGCCAAGTGAAGACTTGGCCGGGGTAATAGCTGCTTGGAATCGCAGAGTGAAATTCCGTCATACAGGTTAATAAGTACATTTGCTTTTGCACAAACCATATTGATAACCGGCTTGAGTACAGGCTTGGAAACATTGATTGTCGGTTTGTTTAACCTGATTGTTCTGCTGATATTGCTGATAAGCATTCTGCGATGACTGCGCACGGGCTTGAGATTGTGCTGCAAAGCCGTCCCCAAAGTTTTTAGCGAATTGCGGATTCGCACAAGCTGTTAACGATGCGGCAATAAGTAGTGAGAAAAGTAATTTCATGTCAGTAACTCCAAGTAAGTGAGCCTGTAGGGTAGTACATAAATTGCGATTGCGCAATGCTGTTGAATATGCAAGTCGCCTTGAGCGGCTTTTCTTTTTTCATTGTCCTACGGGACGCAAGGAGTAACAAAATGGCTCTTGGTCTAGGTGCAGTCGGCAACTATGCCGCAATCCCTTCTTTCGGCGATCTGTTGTCAATGGCTAATAGCCTAAATGTAGAGGTCGCTTCCCTTTCGTCTGCCGGTGTTACTGACACATTGACAGCCTTTCAAATTAACAGCGGTATCTATGTGCGTTCCGGTGCTACAGCGGCTGTAACTGTCACTACAGATACAGCGGCAAATATCCTAACGGCAATCGGGCCTAATGTATTCGCTGGCATGTCGATTATGTTGATCTATGTGAATTTGAATACATCGTCTGGCGCTGTGACAGTAGGAGCCGGGACCGGTGTAACGACTTCTGGGACCATGACAGTTCCTATTGCTGGCCTTCGTGTCTTTGTTCTGACCGTCACCAATGTGGCTACTCCTGCGGTAACTATTCAGGGCGCTTTCTCTATTAGCGCAAACGTTGCCGCATGAGTCCTGAAGATCGTTACGCCGCTGAAGTCATCATTAGAGAACTTGAGCGGCGTAAAGTCAGAAACCGGATTGATACCTTTTATCAGACGCCAGAAAATCGGGCTGGTTATCCGGTTCACATGGCATTTTTTGAGGCGGGGAAATCATACCGTCAACGGCTTGCATTGGCTGCAAACAGGGTAGGAAAAACTGAAGGTATGGGCGGGTATGAAACAACCCTGCACCTTACCGGAAAGTATCCCGACTGGTGGAAAGGCAGGCGGTTTACTAAACCCGTGTCTTGGTGGATAGGTGGTGACACTGCAACCACAGTAAGGGACATCATCCAGTTTAAGCTTTTAGGTAAGACCGGCGATTATGGAACCGGTCTTATCCCTTATGACAACGTGATTGACACGACGAATAAACGCGGCGTACCTGATGCAGTAGAGAACATCTACATTAAACACATATCCGGTGGGCGTTCGGTCTGTCAACTGAAATCCTATGATCAAGGTAGGGAAGCGTGGCAGGGCACAGAACAGCATGGAGTGTGGCTAGACGAGGAACCGCCCGAGTCCATCTACACAGAAGCTTTAACTAGGACTATGACTACAGGGGGAATCGTTCTTAATACCTATACCCCTATGAAGGGTATGACGGAAGTAACCAAGAGTTTCTTGGACCCAGATAAGCCAGATTCTAAGTTTGTTTGCACTGCGTCATGGGATGACGTATTACACCTGGATGAAGCGACCAAAGCAGAAATGCTTTTGCAATATCCGTTGCATGAAAGGGATGCGCGTTCAAAAGGTATCCCAAGTATCGGGGAAGGCAAGGTATATCCCGTTAGCCTTGAGGATTTACTGGTTAAACCTTTCGATATCCCGAAACACTGGGTCAGAGGCTATGCCTTGGACGTGGGTTGGAAAAAGACCGCTGCTGTGTGGGGCGCTTTAGATCGTGACTCCGACACACTCTATCTTTACTCAGAACATTATCAAGGCATGGCAGAGCCTGCCGTGCATGCATCCGCTATCAAAGCCCGTGGAGAAATGACCGGCTATATTGACCCTGCTTCGCAAGGTAGTTCCCAGGTAGACGGGGAAAAACTGATAGACCTATATCGCCAAGAAGGCTTAAAACTGGCTTTAGCAGACAACGCAAGGGAAGCCGGAATATTTGACGTATTTCAAAGAATGACATCAGGCCGGTTAAAGATATTTGACACTTTGATGAACCTACGCAAGGAACTGCCTTTTTATCGCCGGTCTGATAACGGTCAAGTGGTTAAGAAAGAAGACCATCTTTGTGACTGCATGCGGTATCTGGTAAGAGCAATTCCGGTTTTAACTTATTCCAATGCTAAAGAAGGTCACTACGCCAATACACAAAGCGGCGTGAGTTACAGGACTTCCAGACCAACAAAGAGGTATGCAGATAATGGCTACTAAAAAAAGTACACCATCCGTCATGATGGCGTTTGACGACAAGAAATACCAAGCAGAGGACGACTTGCGCACTCTGACCCGCGCCAAAGAAATCGAAATGGACCGTCAGAGAATGGCCGCTGCAAAACGAGTGGGCGCACAGAAAATCAAAGAAATGCAATCGGTAGTCGTCAAAAAACCAGTGACTGCGCGGCGTAAATAATGGCTGAAGATAAAATCAAGAACTTCGCAAACAACAAAGAGTTACAGGAAAAGTGCGCCAAACTCTACGACCAGATAATTACCGGGTTCCGCGAAGAAAAAAAGGACCAGAACGACTCTATAGAGGAATGCTGGGACATCTATAACTGCGAACTTGGCGACAATCAACAGTATGACGGCGATTCTGAAATTTATGAGCCGATTGTGCATGATGCGGTAGAAGCAAGGCGCAAACGCTTCACTGGCATGACCTTTCCTAACGTAGGTAATAACTTGGAGGTTATTTCCGAACAGGGCGACATGCCAGCGGCTACGATGTCCATCCTTCAAAGGTATATCAAAGATACCAATCTGCGCGCCGTTGCTTCAACACTGTACTTGAACGGTGATATAGAAGGCCAATGGTCTGTGATGCCAGGGTGGAAGCATAAGGAACGCAAGATAACCCGTAAAGTTCAAAAAACGGTAGACGGTACTAGCGAGGAATATGGCGACGTTGAAGAAGAAATTATCATTGATGAAGGTCCAGAATTAACCGTTATCCCGGCGCAAGACCTATGGGTATTTCCGGCGACAGTCTCCGATATTCAGGATGCTGAAATCGTTTGTGTAGCAATGCGTTTGACGACAGACGCTATTGACGAAATGGTGAAAGAGGGAATTTTCTTAAAGGCTGCTGTTGAAAGATTGACCAAAGACGCCGGGGAAGAAAAAGTAATATGGGCGGAAAAAGCCAGGGCTTCCGAAGCCGGGATTAAGTTAAAGGCTGGTCAGAAATTCGCCTTAATTTATATGGCTTTCACCAAAATGAAACTAGAAGGTGAAAAGAAACCAGCTATCGTTTATTTGGGTGGTCCTGATAATGTCTTAGGCATCATTGCTAACCCTTATTGGAGTCAGAAAATACCTTTGATTTCTGAACCAGTGGATAAAGTAGCCGGTTCCTTTTGGGGTAGGTCCAAGGTTAAGACAGTCGCACCTCTGCAATACGAACTGAACGACATAACCAATATGGGTATGGATTCTGCGATGTATTCGCTGATGCCTATTGTTATGACCGACCCGTTAAAAAACCCTCAGTATTCGTCTATGGTCATGGCGATGGCCGCTGTATGGTCCACCAATCCGAATGACACTAAAGTCATTCAGTTTCCGCCTCTGTATGAACACGCCTTGACCATTAAGAATTCCATCAAGGCGCAGATTATGGAATCGATGGAAGTTAATGAAACTATGTTGGGCCGTCCACCTGCCGGAAGAAAAAGCGCCCAGGCTGTAGGCGCTCAAAGCCAAGAGGCTATGGCGACTATCGGTGATGTGGTCAAGCGGTTTGAATTTGGCGTGATGAATAGAATTATGGAATGGTTCTATGACCTAGATTTGCAATTCCGCGATGATGAATTAGCCGTCATGATTGATGGCGAACACGGGGTTCAGTCGATTATAGAAAAAATCCCGCCGCAACAAGTCGGACATCGGTATTGGTTCAAATGGTTAGGCGCTGATAAAGCAATGGGCGCACAGAATAACCAACAGTTGATTAGCTGGATGAACGTCCTGCGAGGATTGCCTCCGCAAGTCTTGAACGGACGTAAGTTAGACCTTGGCCCGATGATTGATTTCCTGAATGAGGCTATTTGCGGACCGACAATGGCGCAAAACGTTCTGATTGATGAACGCCATAAGATCAGCGTTCCGCCAGAAATGGAAAATGAATTTATGGTGAATAACATTCCCGCTTTCGTTTCTCCACTAGATGACGATGTAGAACACATCCGGGAACATCAATCAGGTGCACAAATCACGGGTGACCCTAACGGGAAGTTCCGCCAGCACATCGAAGAACATATCAAAGCGATTCAACAGAAACAGCAACAGCAGCCGCAAAAAGGTCAACCTGGAATACCGGGTGGTCTAGGTCAACCAGGACAACAGCCGGGCGTTGCCGGAAGTCCTAGACCAGGGGCAGTTCCAGCGCCTCCACGCGGCGGACAGCAGCCGCCCGGCGCAATAAATGCTCAGCAAATGCAGGATGCACAAGCTCAGGCACCGGGTTGATATGCCATATAAATCAATTACTGAAAAACGGGCGAATGACCGGAAATATAGGTTGGCGAATACGCAAAAGCTATCTGACCGTGATAAGGAACGATACAACACTATTGAACGCAGCCTATGGTATCCGGCGAAGAAACGGGCCAGATTAAAAGGGTTGGAATTCAATATCGACGTTACAGATATCGTCATTCCAGAATTTTGCCCGATATTAGGTATCCGCCTTGAAAGAGGAAAGGGAACTGTATTACCAAGTTCACCGACTCTAGACCGTATTGTGCAAAGTCAAGGCTATATAAAAGGTAATGTTCAAGTGATTAGTTATCGCGCCAATAGCATGAAAAACGATGCGTCACCATCTGAAATTATCGCATTCTGTACTTGGGCGCTAAAGCAATTTGGCGGACCCGATCAACATTAGGAATCAGCATGTCAACAAACCAGTTAATTACGGATGCCTACGATTATGTGCAAACAGCGGCTACGGTCAACATAGCGACTTCAGGGAGCGCGACGGCGGGTTATGGATACCTTAGAGGCATCTTCGTTTCAGCAGCGTCTGCAACGCCGACTATCACGGTCTATGATGAACCAGCGGCGGGCACTACAACCAAGATTATCGATACTTTCACGCCTGTTGCTGCGACATTCTATTCGCTACCGGCGAAATATCGGACAGGGTGCAATGTGGTCATCAGCGGGACTGTAAGCTGTACTATCTTTTTTAATCGTCCTTAAGGTCTGACATGATTACTCTACCTTCACGGTTCCAGAATGCGACAACGCGCACTGCGGACATGACGCAAGACATGCTTGACTTGGCGAACGTAGTTACACAGATTAATGCCGGTCTTTCGCCATCAATCATTGCCGCTTTGGATGCATCTAACAATGTTGTTTCCGTTGGTGTGCCGACTACACCTACCATTTTGACAGCGCCCACGATTAATAGTTTTCAGAATATTGGCTTTGATACTGCTACTGGAATCATTTCGTTTTTACAAACTGGCACTTATCAATTTCTGTTTGAATTGAATGTATTCGACGCAGCGACAACGACTATATTTTTTGGTGCTGAAGTCGATTTAGGTAATGGTACTTTTGTTTCCATCCCCTTATCTGGCCGTCAAGAAAACATTAACGTGAATATTGCCGGTCAGGTTCTTTTCATTTCTTTGAACTTCTTTCCGGCTGGGGCTAGGGCAAGAATTTATGTATGGGCCAGCAATGCAGGTGCGACGTTTCAAACTACCACTCTGACATCACTTCCAGGCGGTTCTTTGATGGTTCCTGCAATCAGGATTTTGATTACAGGTCAAAATTCGTCATAAGGATGATATGGCTATTACTCTGCCTTCCACTTACAACAATGCGCCTGTCCGCACTGCGGATATGACTCAAGGAATGATGGATTTATATAACGTTGTTCAGCAATTGAACACGGGAAATTTAAGAGTCGTTCAACCAGTCACTCCGACGACTGGCCAAACCGTACAGATGATCAACGATTCTACAGATGGCACTTTGTTTTTAACACCTGCCGGGACTTTAGCAAGTTTAACTGTTCAATTTCCCAGTGATGCAAAAAGTGTACTCGGACAAATCCGATTTATTGGAACGACCCAAGCTATCACTAGCCTGACAATGACCGGCGCAAGTTTCTTGAATACGTTCGCGGCATTGAATGCCAATGACTGCTTTGGATTTCAAAAAGTGGCAGTAAATACTTGGATATTCCTACAATGAAAAACTTTCTTGTCATTGGTTTACTTGGAATTACTTCATTGTGTCTTGCCGGTCCAAGTGACATTATTTTCACGCAGCGAAATTCTACGGATACTGGCAATAATTTTCGCATGCCTACACATCCAGTCTCTACCGGCGTCATTATCTTTGATAACGATACTGTACAGCCAGGATATGCGACCTTGGGCACTGGAATTACTGTTGATTCCGGCGTTTTAAATATCACTGGAGTTACAGGACCAACGGGTCCACAAGGTGCTACAGGACCGCAAGGAGCAACTGGTAGTGCCGGGCCTCAAGGGGTTCCAGGCGACGCTGGGGCTACAGGTGCAACCGGCTCACAAGGCGTTAAAGGAGATACCGGCAATACTGGACTGGCAGGCGCTACTGGTCCGCAAGGCGACCCAGGTGCGACCGGAGCCACAGGACCTACAGGCAGCACTGGTGCAACAGGTTCACAAGGTTCGACCGGTGCGACAGGACCACAAGGCCCGGCTGGAACTCCTGCGGCGACACCGAGCCAAGCATCTGCAACACATTCATTGAATTCAGCTTTTCAAATCAGTGCTAGCCGTCCTGCTTTGGCGATCTATAGCGTTCGGATTACGTCTACCGCCTCTATAGGAAGCAACCAAGACGGCGATGTAATCTTAGAAATTGCAAGCGATTCTGGATTCACTACGAACGTACAAACTCTGTCCATTGGTCAGAACGGTCAAACGGTGACATTAGCGATTGCATTGAATTCAGTTCTTACTCAAACAGTTGTCGTTTCTGGATTTGTTCCAACTGCATATTACGCAAGACTGAGAACTGTAAACACGACCGGAACACCTGGATTTCTATTTAGAAACGGTCAAGAAATTTTGATGTAGTTCATTTTAAGGAAAAATCATGCCAGTTACTTTACCAGCGCCCTATAACAATGCGCCGTCCCGTCTAGCTGATGTCACACAGACGATGCTTGACCTCTATAACGTAGTCCAACAACTTAACGGCGCATCCGGTACGGGTATCGGGTATGTCACTGGTCAAGGCGTTGGCGGCACAGTTAGCCAAGCGACAGACCGCACAACCGCTGTGACATTAAACAAACTGACAGGCCAAATCATTGGTCAGGCAACGTCCTTAGCCGCATCTACATCAGTGAGTTTTACTGTGAATAATACGACTGTCGCCGCTGGCGACACGATTTTATTGAATTTGGCCGCTGGTTCTACCGCCAACACATCCATTTTCACAATTGCTGCTGTTGCGGCTAACTCTTTTGTTATTCGTATTGCCAACGTAAGTACGGCAACGGCTGACACTTTATCGCCTTCACTGAATTTCACAGTGATTAAAGGCAGCAGCACTTAAGTTTTAAAGTAGTCGCATCAACGAGAGCCGAAAGGCTCTTTTTTTTCGCCATGACTCCACGTAACAGAGTCGCATTCGACCTGCGGACGTTATCCGCTTTCGGGTTGGTGATCGTAAATTCACTCAAGAGGAAAAGAAATGAGTAAGGAAGATGGAATCGACGCAGAAGCATTGAACGAAGGTCTGAATACACCTGTTGACGATGTAGATAATCCGCCAGGATACGGTGAGGAAGATGACCCTGTGGAAGATGATGCGCCTGTTGAAGACGCACCAACTGAACCAGAACCTGACCCTGACGAACCGCCAAAAGCACAGGAAGAAGAAGACGACGAACCTAAACCTCTAACTAGGGGTCAGCAACGCATCCAAGCTCTAGCCAATGAAAAGAAATTGGCCGAACAACGTGCGGAACTGTTGGAACGTCAATTGGAAATGGAGCGTCAGCAACGGCAAACCGTCCAACGTCCACAGGAAGACGAAAACCTGACAGACCTAGAGAAATGGCAGCGTCAAGCGGACCAAACTATCCGCCAAGTCCAGTTTGCAAATATGGACATGCAAGACCGTTCCGACTTCTTAATGCAAGTTTCTAAGAATCCAACAGAGGCCGCTTATATCGACCGAGTAGAGAAAACCCTAGTCGATGCGCGTAAGCAAGGAATTTTTCCGAAACGTGAAGACGTACTCATTCGTTTGATGGGTATGGATGCACGAGAAAAGATGAAACAGGCCCCGGCGATTAAACGCGATGCTGCGCAACGTGTGAAAGCCGCCACTGGAAAACCTCTAGTCAACAAATCGAATGTGGCAGCTACAAAGACCGAGAGCACGGAATTTGACCGGCTCAAGGGAATCGTTCTATAGCCCCTTAATGGGGCTTTTTATTTGGAGTCCTAATCATGGCAAATATTAATAAAAGCGCTAGTTTTAGCGCGGATATATCGAACTATATCCAGAAAAAAACACTGCCTTTGGCACAGCGTTTTCTTGTTGCGTTTCAATTCGGTGTTCCGCTAACACTGCCGAAAAATCGCGGTACTAGCTATACCGCAACACGTTACAGCCGTATCAATCTGCCGGGCGCTCCGCTGGCCGAAGGTGTTCCATCGGTCGGTGAAATTATGCCGATCAGCCAACAGGTTGCAACCGCTCAGCAATGGGGCGACTCGGTGTATATCACTGACGTGGATATGCTGACCATTGAGCATAATCTGTTCAAGGAAGGCATGCGCGTAACTGCTTTGCAATTGGCAGAGACTTTGGAGCGTAACACTCAAAATGCTCTGATGTCTGGCACTAACATTGCCTATGCCAACAGCAAAACAACTCGCGCCAGTTTGCTTGCTACTGACGTTATGGGCGTCACAGAAATCAATAAGGCAGTTGGTTCTCTGAATACGGTCGGCGCTCCAAAGTTCGGCGCTCCCGACTTTGAAGACCAAAAAGAAGAATTGGATGTGATTCGCGGCGGTGGTAAGAATAAACCACACTACGTTTCCATCATCCATCCATTGGTAGAGCAAGATTTGCGCTCTAACACCGTAATGGCAAACGCATGGTCTTACAGCGATATTGACGTGCTGTATAACATGGAAGTCGGTATGTGGGGTGGTGTGCGTTTCACTTCCACAAACATGACTCCTTGGTATTTGGGCGCAGCACTGATTACCGGTACTTCTTCCGGCGTCGGCACTTTCACAACCGCCAACTATCAATTGTTCATTACCGAAACAGACCCTGTTTTCGGCTTTGAACGTATTGTTCATCAGTCCAGCGGCAACATCGCTATGACTGCTGGTCAAGGTATGTCAGTGGTATTGCCAGCACCTACCGTAACAGGCTATACCTTCAATGCGTATTTGTCTGGCCCAGCCGGTACAACGCCTCTGACATTGGCTTTGTCTGCTGCTGGTCCAACAGTCGGCGCGTTTGCAGGCTATGCTACACAAATGGCGGGTTCTCAAACCGTTTTGCTGACTGGTCCAGGTCCAACGGTGTCCAGCTTGCAAAACAGCGCTACGCCTTCCCTAGTAGCTCCTGCGGCTCCCGCCACAGGTGTGACTGTGTACCCTTCATTCTTCATCGGTAAAGGCGCATATGGTCAAGTCACTTTGGACAGTGCCCAGTTTGAGTATTTGAACAAAGCGGATAAGTCTGACCCGCATAATCAATTGCGCGTCATTTCGTGGAAAATCTTCTACGGCACAATGATTTTGAATCAGGCATTTTTCATGCGTTTTGAATCCGGTTCTAACTACGCCAACGTCATCACTAACGGCGCGTTGAACTAATCTGAGGCCCCTTCGGGGGCCTTTTTTTATTTATGAGGGAAACATGCGAACCAAGAGCGAAGATAAAGACCCGGTTAATTTGGGTGATACGGTACTGGCTGATGCTGAACGCGAAGAACTAGAACAATTACGCGCTGAACGTGACGCACGGGCGGCAACCGACAAACTACTTGCAGAAGCGGAAAAACGCGCTGCAACTTCTATCACTTTGAATCTGCCGCCTGCCGCTGGTAAGGGTATTCACTTGGCTGGAAAGATGTACTACCACGGGCAGAGCTATCAAGTGTCCAACGATCTTAAATGGGCCTTGGAAGAAGCTGAAAGGCGTTGCTGGGCGCATGAGGCAAGTTTGCATGAGTCCGAGAATTCTGGCCGTAAGAAAACATTCCGCGCAGTTTAATAAAGGGTAAAAAAATGAGTGATCAAAAACCGGGTTATCTGTTCCAAACTTCCATTCAAATCGGCGAACGCATGGCATTGACCGTTAGCGGAAATCTGCCACTAGAAGCCGATGCTAAAACCATTGAATTGGAACTAGACAAGATTTTTACCGCAATGGAAAAGCAGGAATTGAAGCGCATGAAACTGCCTGCCGTCAAAGGTGCTTTGCAAGACCAAAAAGATGCCTTGGAAAAGACCAAAAAACGCTTTGAAGAATTGGCATTTCAAGAGCAAGGCCGGAAGTTGAACAGTGCGGAAAAATCTCAACAAGACACCTGCCAAAAGCAAATTGAAATGTTGACTGATCAGGTAGGAAAAGGTGAAGAAATCCTGGCTGCATTGGAAAAAGAGGCTGCATAATGCTGACCGCATCCCAAATAATTAGTTTGGCCGTGCAGATTGCAAAAGTTCCTGGAATGACTACCCAAGCGGGGCAGTTTTTGAATTCCAAACTTTTGCAATTGGCGCTGGAACAGGATATGGACATTATCCGGCGTACGACCACGATTAATATCGTTACCGGCCAAGTAGCCTATCCTTTGCCGGTCAATTATTTGCGGATGCGTGAAGCCTTTTATAACATCAACGGGTCTATTTTCTGGCTAATTCAATTGGCCTTGAAAAATTACGATCAGTTAAACACCAATCCGGGCTTAACAGACTATCCCTACTACTATTCGACCGACATAGGCACGACTCCACCGACTTTATTGCTCTATCCGCCTCCATCTTTGGCTTTCACATTGCAGATTCGCTATATGGATAATTTGGTAGAGATTGCCGACCCGGTAAATTCTATGGTTATCCCTTGGTTCCAAGACCAGGATTTGTTGATTGATATGGTTGCGGAAAAGCTGATGCATATTGCTGACGATACCCGCGTTGAACAAATGTCCCGCATGAATGACGATAAATTCCGGCGCTGGATTCAGATGTCCAATGATAAGGAAAACCGGGCGACTGTCGTTGAAAAAGACGAACGTAGTTTTAGGTCTATCCGTAGAGTCCGTCCGACTAAGTTGCAAGGTGGTTGGTAATGGCAATCAGGAATTCCAATCCATTGCAATTTCTGCCTGTTGGTATCGCTGATTCCGTAGATCAATCGTCGGCGTTTCCAGGCTCTTGCCAACTTCTGTCTAACTTGGTATTTGATAGGGAAAATCGTGGAGCGGTGGCAGCACGTCCCGGTGTTGTTCCAGTCTCTACATTTCCAGGATTTACGTCACCGGCTATTGTGTCGGTTATGTTCAATTCTGGAACATTGATTTTCGGGATGATAGGGTCGGCTAGAAATCCTGGATTTGACGAACCGTTTTGTTACGACACGGTAGCCCAGGCATTTATTACGGTATCCGGCGTCACTGGTGCGAACGTGCCATTGACCCAGCCTATTACGGGTGCATGGGTTCCTCCGACAATGGATGCAATGGGGATTTACATCATCGTGACGCATCCAGGATTTTCTGGCGTAAACCGATTCGGATTTTTCGATGTGACTAATCCTGCGGCTCCGGCTTGGAATGCTGGAAACACGACCGTAAATCTCTTGCCTGCGCTTCCGCAATGGGTAGCCCAGTTCTTCGGAAGGGCATATTTTGGTATCGGCAATGCGGTGTATTTCACCGATGTATTGGCACTGACCATTTCCAATACTAATTTTGCTGCCGTCCTTACCATCGATGATAGAAGCGCCACAACAGGCGCAGCCGGTTTGCCTATGGGGCAGACTTCCGGCGCTGTTTTGCAGTCTCTGTTGGTCTTTAAACAGGCTTCAGTGTGGCAAATCTCTGGTGATATCGCCGTGACTACCAGTCCGCTTTCATTAAGCCGCATCGTTGACAACGTAGGATGCGTTGCGCCAAGAACGATACAGAGTACACCTATGGGCGTGTTGTTTATCGCTAATGATGGACCACGATATGTAAACTTGTCCGGCCAAGTCAATTATCTACAGGTACGGTCAGGTATCACACCCGATATCGTTGCTCCATTTGCGACCGCTACACAGCCGTCTAGGATGGTAGGCGCTTACTCAAACGGTATGTATCGGGTTTGCCTGGATGGCACTAACAATATTTGGGACAGCGCGTATATATCGCAAGATTATTGGTACGACTTCATTTTTCAACGCTGGACAGGACCGCATACCTTTGACTATCACTGTGCCGTAGGCGTTTCCAACGTCTTTTACATTACATCCAATAACGTGAACGGAACATTGTTCAGTAATGCGGTGACTGCAACACCAACGACCGTTTATAAGGACAACGGGGCGGATATTCTGTGTGAATTGGTGTCAGGCGCAATGGAAGGTTCCCCTATGACCATGAGCGCGGTAATTGAGTCCACGATTGAACTTGCCGGGGCTGGGGTTGGAGTTGTCTACTACATTTCGATGTATGACGATCTAAATAATAATCTCTCTCCTGCGACAATTAAGCTTTATGAGGTTAATCCACTATGGGGAGCGGTGAAATGGGGGCAATTCCTCTGGCGCTCCAGCATTCCAAATAGTCAGGTATTTACGGTCCCGTGGGTTAATCCGGTGGTCTTTAAGAAAATGATTCTATCTGTCAGGGTGGTTGCTGCTACCAATGTGTCTATCAAAGCGGCATTTTTCAGGGTACAGACCTTGGGTTATACGAATGCGTAATTTCATGAAAGTTTGCGGTGGGATAAATGTTGAACCGCTTAATTTTCTGCTTAAACAAAAACCAGAATTATGGAATCAACGGACTCTACGCAAGGAAATACAAGATTCCCCGCATCTGGCAATGTCGGATATTTGGGTACGGTACAACGACGAAGCAAAGATGCATCAGCCGGATTTTCACGAATTGCATTATCCGGTCTGGTATCCGGTCATCAATGATTTGCCGATGATCAGGAGTCTTGCTATTGGCCTAATGACGACGATGGGCGCGACGCATTTAGGCGGGGTCTTGATTACTAAAATTCCTGCCAGTGGAAAAATAGAACCGCATATAGATTCAAACTGGCATGCCGATTTCTACAACTGCAAGTTGTATGTGCCACTGCAAACTAATTCGCAATGTTACAACCGGTGTGAAAACGAAATTGTTGTGATGAATACCGGTGATTGCTGGTACTTCAATAATCACGTTGAACATGAAGTGCAAAACAACGGCAACGATGACCGAATTACTTTAATTATCTGCATGAGGGTTGAATGAAACTTGACACTGTATTTCAGGAATGCGAACAGCCGGATTCGACGGAATTCTATTTGGCAAATAAAGTTTTTTTGAAGTCAGGTCTATTTAAAAAGGCTGGCTGCATCATTCCTCAGCATTCCCACGAAGACGACCATACAAGTTTTATTGCGACCGGTGCAGTTCACGCATGGAAAGACGATGAATATCTAGGCTGGTTTCAGGGACCATGCGGGATATTTATTGAGAAACATCGGAAACACACGTTCAAGACGACAGAAGATAACACGCTAGTTTTGTGTATTCACAATATAGGCGAAACAGGAGTGGTTGAACTGCATGACTTACATGACCTAACCTTTCCTTAATAGTTTTAAAGCTTACTAAAGCCGCTTTCGAGCGGCTTTTTTTATTGGAGAAATCATTATGCCTTGGGGCGCAGTGGCGGGAGCCGTAGCAAGTTCTGTGGTAGGTAGCGCGTTAGCGCCTTCTAGTGGCGGTGGTACGTCTGGCGGTAGTTCAACGCCTGTTTATGTGCCGACAAATCTGGGCGCTGTTGACCAAAACTTTAACTACAACAAAGGTCAATATGAGGGCACTAATCAGGGCATCTATAACCAAACTAATCCATATGCTCAGCAGCTATTGCAAGGGCAAATGGGTAACAGCACCTATAACCAGAATTTAGTGAATAACGGCGTATGGTCCAGTCAGGCATATGACCAAGCCGGAAAAGGCTCCTTGGCCGGCCAAGAGGCGCTACTGGGTCAGGCGCAACAATTACAGGGACAGGCCGGACAGACTAACGCAGCCTATAACGCGAATTTCGGAAATGTACAGAATTCCGCAAATACTTTGTATGGTCTAGGCGGGCAGTCGAATCAGAATTATCAGGGTTTGATGGATTACCAAAAGGGGCAATTAGGCAATATCCAACAGTCACAAGGTAATCTATATGGCGCTGGCAATCAGGTATTGCAGACTTCCCAAGACCCACAGAATGCCTTATATAACCGGACTCAGCAGCAATTAACCGACCAGACCAGGGCAGGCGAATACGCAAGGGGGATTCAATCAAGTCCTTATGGCGCGGCGATTGAATCGAACGCGAATAGTAATTTCAATATCGACTGGCAAAATCAACAGTTAGCCCGTCAGACTCAGGGACTACAGGCTGCGCAAGGCGCTTATGGTTCGGCTCAGGGCTTGGGGAATTCTTACACGCAAAATCAGGCAGGCTTACAGGCCGGTCAAGTTGGAACATATGCAGGCGCTACAGGTGCTGCGACAAATCAATATAACAGCGCGTTAGAAGCACAACAGCAAAGCCAAATGGGTTACGCAAATGCGATAGGTCAACAATATGCAGGCGCAAGTCAATTAGGTTCCGCCGCTGGTCAGCAAATTTCCCAAGCAGGCCAAGCGCAATATCAACCACAACAACAGATATACCAGAATCAGCAAAATGCGCTCAATAACTATCAAAATTCGCAGAACCAATATCTGACCGGCTTGAATCAATTGCAGTCCAATGACTTGGGATACATGAATTTTGGTCAGGGTGCACAGAATCTAGGCTTCAATCAAAATGCCTATAACAATCAGCAGACCCAAAACGCCATTGGTTCCATTGCTGGACCTGTAGGCAAAGCTATTGGCAATACAAACTGGGGCAACGTATTTAGCGGTGGCGGTGGGTCCACCGGTTATTCTTCTGGTTACGGTGCTGGCAGTTCCGGTAATGATTGGTCTGACTTCGGCTATACAGGGTAAGACATGGCAAACTTTCTAGGTAATCTAGGCGCGGCGTTTCGTGGGCAACAGGAGTATCAAACATGGCAGGACCAGACTGACGCGGCCAAAGTGCGGCTTGAAGCGGACAGACAGCGATTGTCAGAATTAAAGGACTTGACCGCCCAAGCCAAAAAGCAGCGCGAACAGCAACCGACCATAGATCAAACCACGTTGGATTATTTGGCCGGTGCTCAAGCCATTGCGCCGCCTCCGCAAACAGGAATGCCGAACGGCGCGCAGGCACCGGCACCGGGTCAGCAATCGGTTCCTATGCAACAGCCTACTATGCCCTATCCACAGCAAAGGCAAATGGGGCCGGGCGTTCCTCCGGGTGGTGGTATGCCTCCGCCTCCAGGACCGCCACAGGGCGCGGGTGGACCTCCAACAGGTCAGCCTGGACCTCCACCGCAAAGAATGCCGCCTCCAGGACAACCACAGGGGCAACCTCCTATTCCGCCTTATCAAACTGTTGGCGGTGCTCCACGTCCACAACAAGGACCACAAGGCATTCCGCCGCCTCCGCAACCGGCTGCACCTCCGCCTAATTCAATGAGTTTGCAAGATGCTGCCCAGTTTATTAAAGCGAGAGGTATTACTGACCCTGCGGCGGGTTTGCAGATTCTGGAAAAGCTTAGCCCTTACTTGAATAATCAAGCCAGGATGGAAGCGGCACAATTGAAACAACAATTGGACCAACAAAATAAAGTATCTACTTTGCAGGAAAAATACGATGCGTTGAAAGTCGCTTCTGAAGACCGTCGCTATTCGGTAGATGAACGTCGGGAAGCACAAGCAGCGGCAAATGATACACGGCGTTTAATCGGTACTGTTATGGCTGGGATTGCTCAACAGAATGCCAATACAAGGGCGGCGGATGCAGGAACTAGCAGCGGGAAAAATGCGGACGAAGGAGCTACCGAAGCAGCGGCATGGAATTATCTCCTGAAGGGACAAAATCCACCGGCCAGGGGAGGCATGTATGCAGCAACAATGAAAAAAGTCTCTGAAATCGCCAAAGAAAACAACATGAGCGTACAGGAATTAACTTCTGCCTCTGCGGATGTTAAAACCAAACTTGCAGCAAAAAGTAAGTTTGAGGTGCGCGCTCAAAATATGGAACGCGCTGAAAATCAGATTCTTTCAGAAATTCCAGTGATGAAAGATGCGATGAAGGCGCTAGACCTTTCTAGTCTGCCAGATTTCCAGAAAGCTGGTATTGCCGGGTTAAGGCGCTTGGGCGACCCACGGGTTACTACTTTGGACCAAGCAGCGGAAACAGTATTTAACGAGTTCCAAGGCATCATTACTGGCAATCCTGGAACACTGAACGTTTCTGACGTGGCACAGGCCAAACATAACTATGAAAATGCCAGAACCGCGCAGCAGATGGAAGCCGCATTAGCCGGTATGCAAAGGATTATGGGCAATGCCAAGAAAGCTTTGGCGACAACCCGTAAGGACATCCTTACCGACATTAATGATTCTTTCAAAAAAGAAAAATCAGGTGTACCAGCAAACGCACCAGCGTTGCCTACTGGATGGACTGTTAAGGTCAACTAATGCCTAAATTTACTTTTACTTCTCCTGACGGAAAGAACTACGAAATTCAGGGACCAGACGGAGCGACCCAGGAGCAAGCCTTTGGTATTCTCCAACAGCAATTAGGCAATGCCAAGCCGTCTACCAATCCAATGGACCCGAGTTATCAGTCTTTGGCTGGACAAATTCCAAAGGATAACCGTCCAGGACTTGCATCTACTCCGCAACCGCAAGCCCCAGCACCTAAGTTAGGCGGCGTCACGGACGTTTTAAAAGGCGCTGGTGAGACCGCGCTTAGTTTGGGTAGTAGTGCTGTAGCCGGTCCAGTCGGAGCCGCTAGGGGCGTGTATGAAGGTCTGACAGGTGGTAAATACGGAACCCAGGCAGGAACGAAAGAAGCTGAGAAAAAAGGTTCTGAACTTGCCCAAAGTATGACCTATACCCCTAAGACTGAATCAGGGAAAGCGATGACCGGTGCTTTAGGGGATTTCTTTAAGGCCGCTGGCTTGGAAGGACTAGGCGGTTTGGGTGGAGAGTTAGGCGCTTTGGGTCAGGCAACTAAAGCCGCAAAGCCTATTTTGGCGGCAAAGGCCGGTAGTGCTTTGGAAAAAACCGGTGAACTGGCAAGCAAGGCAAAGACGGCGATTGCGGAAAGCCCCGAAGCCGGATTAATTGGCCGTGGTGTGAATAAACTTGCCTCTAGCGCGTATAGCAAAGAGGCTTTGCAACTGGCACAAAAGGCACAGGATTACGGCATTGAAGTACGTCCCGACATGCTGAGCAATAACAAAATCGTAAAAATGATGGGCGAGGCTTTGGAAAAAGTCCCTTTGTCTGGTGCGAAGACAGAAGCACGTCAAGAAGCCTTTAATAAAGCTCTGATTAAACAAATCGGTGGCGACCCTAACGCCAAGAAATTAACCTCCGATGTCTTTGGCAATGCGATTCAAAAATCAGGTAAGGAAATTGGCCGGATTGGCGAACAGTACGGAGTGAACGTAGATGCTGCCGTCGAAACACAGCTTAAAGATTTCGCCAAACAAGCGAAAAGCTTTGAAACCAAGGACGTTAGAAATATTGTGAATAGCTACGTCAAGGAAATCAAAGACAAGACAGAAAACGGCACCATTGACGGCACAGCCTTTAAAAAGATCAACAGCAAACTAGGACGTCAAATGCGTGCGACCAGCAACGGCGATCTAAAAAATGCTTTGGGCGATCTTCAGGAAATCATGCATGACGCGTTGGGTAAAAGCATTCCTAAAGAAGACTTAGCCGCATGGAATACCGCTAGGACTCAATACGCTAAAGCCAAGACGATAGAACCTTTAGTTGCCAAAACCACGACCGGCGATATAAGCGGACCCTCATTAATGGCGCGTGTGACTGCGGACAAAGCTGGTAAATCCAGAATGGCGCAAGGTGCAGCCGGTGAAATGGGTGATTTGGCGCGTATCGGTCAGTTGATTAAAGAACCTGCGTCGTCAGGAACTGCCGAAAGAAATCTTGCTTATGGTCTTTTGGGTGGTGCAGGCTATGCAAACCCATTGGCAACGGCTGGTGTTTATGGCGCAGCAAATCTATATAACAGATTCGGTCAGATGTTGATTCCGAAACCTCCTAAGACACCATGAGAATTTTATTAATCGACAGTGGCGGACATTTCTTAGATTTTGCGCTGCAATGTCTGCATGCCGGACATCAAGTGAAATGGTATATCACTCCAGATAAAAAAGGGGACCGTATCCCTATCGGTGATGGACTAGTTGAACGGATTAAGGATTGGCGTCAATGGATGGGATGGGGCGATCTTATCTGTTTAAGCGACAATGATAAATTCATGGTTCCGATGGAGCCTTTTCGAAAGCTTGGTTATCCGATATTTGGCTGTAATTCAGCCGGTGCAGAATTGGAATTAAACCGCCCGGTAGGCCAGAAAATCCTTAAGGATGCCGGGGTAAAAATCATGGAGTACAAAACTTTCAGGTCACCGACTGACGCAGAGACATATGTACGCAAGACCATGAAACGTTATGTCAGCAAGCCTAATGACGATGCGGATAAGGCCATGAGTTACGTTTCTAAGTCGCCTGCCGACATGATTTACATGCTGCAACGATGGAAGAAAAACGGGAGCATCAAGAAAGAATTTATTCTCCAGGAATTTACGCCTGGAATAGAGGTTGCCGTAGGCGGGTGGTTTGGTAAATTCGGTTTTAGTGAATGCATCAATATTAATTTTGAACATAAGAAATTGATGAATGATGATTTGGGCGTCAACACTGGCGAAATGGGAACCGTAATTGCCTATGTTCCGCACAATGATAAGTTGGCAAAAAAGGTTCTGTATCCCGTCACAGATTACTTAATGAGTATCGGTTATACCGGCTATATCGATGTGTCTGTCATCATCGATGCAGAAGGCAATCCGCTACCTTTGGAATTCACTGCCCGTCCAGGATGGCCGCACTTCCAAATTATCAGTGCACTGCATGAAGGCGACCCCGCCGAATGGATGGCTGATTTATTGAATGGGGCTGACACACTAACGGTTAAGAAAGGTGTTTGTACTGGTGTATCGGTAACGATTCCAGATTTTCCTTACGATAAATTCGATGCTTCTAAAGTCGTTGGTGTGCCGATCTACTGCGATCAAAACGCTAATATTCATCCGTATCAAATCAAAGGCGGCATTGCACCTAACGTAGTCGGAAACAAAGTAATCGATTTGCCGACATGGGTTAGTGCTGGGACATATCTTTATGTTGCTACCGGTGTCGCCAATACGGTATCAGCATCGTCTAAAAAAGCCTATGAAGTCATAAAATCTGTAGAGATACCGAATAGCCCAGGCTATCGAACCGATATCGGTCATCGGCTGAAAAAGGAATTGCCGGAACTTCAAAAAATGGGTTACTGCAAGACGATAACCTACTAAACAACTAACCCGCTTCGGCGGGTTTTTTTATGGGTAAACAATATGGCAATCGTTGCGCTTCCGCTTCCGATTCAGCTTATTAATGGCAATGTAGCCGATGGTGGTCAGGTCATGACAGACCTGAACTACATCGCAAGTCAAGTAGACGCCAATGCGGCGAAAAACGGCGTTAATAGCGATATTACGTCACTGACCGCGCTAATTTCTATTGCTCCAGGTTTGACTATTACCGGCGCAACCATCAGCGGGTCCACATTTACCAATGGCAGTATTATTGGTTCCACGATTGACGCCACTAGTACCGGCGTAACTCAGCCTCCGGGCACGAATAACACCACACTGGCAACAACAGCCTTTGTCATAGCAACAGCTTTTTCTGCTGCATTACCAGCAATATCACCAGCGGTAGCGAACTTCTTTATTACGAATAATGGCGTCATTGCGTCTTGGTCAAATCTATTACGAACTGGCACGATCAGGTTTGCTGATTCTACCGATACGACCAAAAGAATTGCATTCGACGCGTCACAAATTCCGACGAATACAACGGTGACTTTAACCATTCCGTTCGGTTTTCCGAACATCACGCTTACCCCTATCCCTGATTTCCTATTGTTCGCGCAAGGAGTATTTTAATGTCTACATCAGCACAATATGCAAGCATTCCGCGTAATGGAATGGTCACTATCTCCGCTGCCAATACTGGGCGAGATGGGACCGGGACATTAGGCGTTGTTGTTACGGCTCCTGCTACTGCTGCCGATGGAACCAGGATTGACAGGCTACAGATTCAAGCAGGCGGCACGACTACCGCTAACGTTGTACGTCTGTTTATTACTCAGGGCCTTCCAGGCCAAACAATCAGCAGTATTACGGGTTCCGCGACTACTGCGACGGTTACGACTGCCGCGCCGCATGGTTTGACTACCGGTAATTTGCTTACGTTGCAATTTGCATTTCCAAATGACTATAACGTCACAGGCGTATCCCTTACCGTGACAGGCGCTAGTACCTTTCAATACACGATGGCGACTACGCCAACGGTTTTAGCAGCCTCTACCATCGGTAATTATTCAACTACGCCAGCAACCCCAGTAACACGTCTATGGCGTGAATTGATCGTGCCTGTAGTCGTTCCATCTACGACCGTTGCGGCCTTTTCGGTGACCTTATCGACGGCTTCCGGTGCGGATATCGGCTATATGCCTTTGGTACTTCAGGCGGGTTACAGCTTACGCGCTAGTACGAATAATGCTGAAACTTATTATGTGATTGCTGGTACATCGGGCGATCTGGTATGAACTTCGGTCTATATGGTTTTCCTCTTGTCCCGGCTCCCGTTCTAGGTTCTCAAACCTTTACCCAAAGCGGGACTTTCATCCCTCAAGCCAATGCGAACTTTTATGCGGTGTTATTGCGGGGCGGTGGTGCTGGCGGTGCTGGTGGAGTTCAAAGCACTACAAGCGGCGGCGCAGGCGCTGGTGGTGGTTCACGGAATTTTCAAATCATCCCGGCTGGTCTTATTACTGCCCCTCAAACCGTAACTATAGGCGCTGGTGGTACTGGTGGTGTCGGCGTAGGTGCTGCAAGCGCTAACCCCGGAACTGGTGGCGGTACTACTTCTTTTGGAACTTTCTTATCAGCTTTTGGCGGGAATAGTGGTGTTGCAGCTACTAGCATTGGCGGTGGGGGTGGTGGCATCGGTTCTGGTGGATTATCTCAAACTCAGACAGGAGGGCTACCAAGCGCTCAAGCCACAGGAGCCGTCACAGGACTTACCGCACCTAATAATGTATCCGGTGGTGGTGGTGGTGGTGGTTCAAATAGTTCTGGCGGTAGTAACTTTGCTGGTACTGCTGAATATGGTGGTGGTGGTGGTGGTTCAACGATTAATGGACAGGGTGCTTTACAACAAAATGGCGCTGGTTCTTTGTATGGTAGTGGCGGCGGCGGTGCTGGTGGTGTATCTGCAATCGTCGGTGGGACTGGCGGTGTTGCAGGGCAAACAGTATTAGGTAGTGGTGGCGCTGGCGGCACAACTGCTGCAACTGGAACCGCTGGAACTGCTGGTTCTGCTGCAACTTCCATTTTTGGCGCTTCTGGCGGTGGTGGTGGTGGTTACGGTACTGCCGGTAATGGTGGTGCTGGTGGTGCTGGTGGTCTAGGTGGCGGTGGTGGTGGTGGTGGTGGAAATGGTACTGCAACCGGTGGAACTGGCGGCGCTGGTGGCGCTGGTATAGCTATTATTTATTGGTGGTAAATATGAGAGCCGCACAATTAGACGCAAACAACATCGTC